TCGCAAAATGGGCAGTGGTACTTCGACCACACAATTGCTTTAGTCATTTTTACTTCCTTATAGATCTGGTAGTTCTTCATAGCTAACTGAATCACTCATAACACCAATAACATAATTGGTGCTTTCGTTTTCTTGTAATGCAGTTTGTTTCTTATTGATATTAACATGCTTGTTAAACCAAGGGATAGGGCTCATCTTTGGATGTTCTGCTAGGTACTTGATGCCAATTTCTTTTAGTCTAGTAAATGCAGTATAGTCAACAAAGTCTTTCAATATGCTGGCGTTCAATCCAATGACCACACCTTTCTTGAACAAGTATTCAGCCCAGGCCTTTTCTTCTTGAATGACTTCCATATACATAGCGTATACTTCTGCTTCACACTCTTTTTCAATTTCAATAAAGTCTGGATCGTCTTTGGTTACATTGTTGATCAACCAACCAGTCCACTCTGCGTGAAGTAATTCGTCTTGCAAAATCAAACTGATGATGTTGCCGTTACCAATGTAGATTTTATTCTCTACCATAGCAAGTGACGTGGCGAAGGATACCATAAAACGTAGAGCTTCGAGTGCGTATGATGCATGTAGGGCCATCCATATGGCTCGCTTGTGAACGTGTAGTCCAACATCTTCACCCAACTCTTTACGGCTGTTAAGAATATGAAGGTCTTCATAGTAACGACCAACACTAGCAGCCATACCAGCAATTTCAGCCGTGTCGTGAATCTTGTTAAACTCATCTTTAGGTACTCCGTAGACGTTACGAATAATGTGACTATAGCTCTTGCTGTGAATACTTGTTTCGAAGAAACTCCAAGTAAGTGTTAGTGCTTCAAGTTCTGGAATTGAACAGACTGGTCCAAACACTTGGAAAGGTGCGCGGCCTTGAATACTGTCTAGGGCAGTTTGTCTTAACAGGTTACTGGTAAAGATATGTTTAACAGCATCACTGGCTTCTTTGTGATCCATCTTATCTTTGGTAAGACTAATCTCTTCAGGTACCCAGAAAAAGCCACGAGCAAGTTCTTCGTACTTCTGTAGTTTAGGATACTTAACTTCCTCAAAACGTTGCACTGTTACGGGACCAGCAGGGTCTAAGAACATAGTTCGTTTAAGGTAATTCGTTTGTTTTGAAAAATTGTATTGTGCTTTTGACATATTAAATAACCAATTCCTGCCATGATGCTAAGTCATTGGACCATATGTACTTCTTCCCGTCATCAGGTGGAGGTGATGGCGGTTCCCATCCGCATATTGTTTCATTAAATACCCAGCCATTGGGATGGGAAAACTGCATAGCTTGTGCAATTCTAACCGCACGTTCTTCTGCGGTATATCCTACTAGAGTATGCACATCACGTACTACATCATCGTGGTGTAACTGATATATTGATTCAATTCTCTCATAAGGTCCTGCAAGCGGCGCAGAGACTCGTTCAAACACTTTTAATGTGTTTGGAAGATTGGCAGGATCAAATTGAGGATTGGCCTGTCTTAGATTGTCTTCTAGAATAGGATGATCTACAATCTGTCCGTTGATATATTTTATATATAATTTCATTGTTATTCCTTTTATAATTTAATACTTACCACTTGCAAGTACTATTTTGCAAATGTGTTCTAATCGTTCAATATGCTCAAAAGCACGCCATGGACTTGTATCAATGGCAACTACTCCGTGTCCTTTAATACCTACAATGTCAAAATTAATTGTACCATCTTTTCGAAGCCACAGATTTTCATGACAACGATCAGCAAGCTCTTGACTAATAGGCGGCACATCTCCTACGTTCTTAGCTACTTTTGTATAGCGATTTAATTCTGGAAACTCTACACTAACTGTGCTTAGATCAATGCCGGCATGCATGGCCGCAATACAGTAAGTAGGATGAACGTGTACAACTACACGAACGTCATTACTATGCTGTCCCATTGCTCGTTGCAAACCAAAATGCAATGGAATTTCTCCACTGGGCTTTAGTTTTTCGCTAATATCAGTATAGGGCAGTTCAGTCCAGTTATACCGATTAACTGGTTGATGCAATATGCCAATCTTTTTAAACTGATCCGGCTGTAGTGTTTGCTTACGTACACCACTAGGTGTGATGTAAAAGTGATCACGGTCGTGATGACGGATACTTACATTGCCATCACGGCTAGTAATCCAATTGCGTTTATACGCATCTAACATCACATCACAAATTGTTTCCAGCATTAATATATTCTCAATTTATAACTTACATGCTTCGCAGTCATCGTCTAATTCTTCATAGACTGTTACTGGTGAAAGTGTAATTGCACTACTTGTATTTGTCATGTCGGCCTTGGCGCCAACCTTATTAATTAAACTATAGTATATAGTCTTTAGTCCCCATCTGTAAGCCAGCATTAAGTTTTTGGCAATTACAGTTGCAGGTACTTTGCCTCCTGCATAATTGGCGGGATTATAGAATGTATTTGTTGACAAACTCTGATCAATGTAAACAGCCAATACTGAAGCTGTCTTCAAATAGTCAACACAATCTTTCTGATCCCACATTAACTGATAACGGTTCTTTAATCTCTTGTATTCTGGTACTACCTGTACAAACGATCCTGCCTTTGATTCTTTAACACTAATCATTTCCATGGGCATTTCAATTCCGTTAGTACTATTTAATACAACTGAACTAGACTCTACCGGAGCCACAGCCATCAATGTAGCATTGCGAATACCATACTTCTTCATACGTGCTCGTAACGGTTCCCAATCCATGCTGGGTGTAAAGTCAGTGAGTTCATTAACTCCAGCCTTGCGCCTTTCCCAGGGAAATACTCCCTTACCGTAGTAAGTGTACTGACTACGTCCGCATGGGCCTCGTTCTTGGGCAAGCTCGACACTGGCTTCAGTAAGGTAGTAGGCCTGATGTTCCATCCAACGCTTAACTTCTGCTAATGCTTCAGGAGTTCCATATTTGAAACTCTTACGAGCATGCCAGTAAGCAAGATTAGTAATGCCGACTCCCAACGGTTCAAAATCTGTATTGGCCAATTTACTTTGTATACTTAGGAAGTCTTGATAGTTTAATAAGTTACTTAAACTACGAACTAGTACACGACATGCTTTTCTCATCTCTTGCGGATTTCTGAACGCACCCCAGTTGATTGACCCAAGAGTGCAAAGAGCAATTCGTCCCTCTGGATCTTCAATTCTTTGGAAAGGTCGGGTGGGTAAAAGTATCTCCTGGCATAGGTTTGATTGATATATTGGGTCCACCGTCGTATCAAAGGGACCCTGGTTGATAACGTTGTCGATGTTGACAAGATAAATGCGCCCAGTATCAGTTCTCTCTTTAAGAATTCCATTTTTGAATATCTCATCTGCCGATACAACTTTCTTTTTCTTTGTCTTATCTTGTTCATATTGTAGATACAACTTTTCAAATTCTGCGCTGTTACGATAGTAGGCTTCGTATAGGTCTGGAACTTCTGCCGGATCAAATAAACTCATTGTTTCGCCACGCTTATAACGATTCCAGAACATGGCATTAACTACTACACTGTAATCCATTTGGCGCACACGAGTTTCGTCTGTTCCTTGATTATTTTTAAGTACAATGAGATCTTCAAATTGAGCATGCCACACTGGGAATGTAACCGTACAGCTGGCATTGCGTATGCCGCCCTGACTGCATGATCTTAAATCAGCAAACCATTTCTTTAGGAATGGTATCATACCCGTATGTTTGATTTCACCATTGCGAATTGGGGCGCCTAACGGTCTGATTCTGCCTATTTCGAGACCAATACCGGCTCGTTTTGAGGCATATTTGGCCATCATTTCGCCTGCGGCGAATATCGAATCAAGGGTATCGTCACTGCTAATAAGCACACAACTACTGAACTGTTTAGTTGTAGTACCGAGGCCAGCAAGCACAGGAGTAGCGAGAGTAAAATGACCATCGGACGCACATTCATAATATTCCTTTACTAATTTTAATCTAGTTTCTTTAGGTTCACTGTGAAACGCAGTTGCGGCGGCAATAGCGTAACGAACCTGTGGGGTTTCATAAATTTGTCCTGTAGCACGATTTTGTACAAGATATTTTTCTGCTAGTTGGGCAATGGCAGCAAAAGTGTAACCTTCATCTTTATCGTGATCTAAAAATAAATCAATGATCTTCCATTCGTCTTCAGTGTACCAATCTAGTAATTCACTAGTATACATTCCAGATTTAATGTTCTTCTGTACAATTTCATATAGGGGAGGAGGATCGTATGCACCGTATACTTCTTTGCGTAACATACTAACACGTTGCCTGCCTGCTACATATTGATAGTTAACATTGTTAATTTCTGGGTTTTCAGTTTCGTCAATTAAATTAACCATGGCCTTGAGCAATAACTCATCTATGGTCTGAGTAGTCATTCCGTCGTGCAATTCTATTTGTGCTTTAATTTCAATCATTGATGGACTAACTCCATCAATGCCTCTGCAGCCGTGGGCTACCTGTCTCTGTATTTTTGCGATATCTAACGGGACACGATGCCCATTACGCTTGACCACTGTGATCATTAAGTAACCTCTTTTTATTGTTCTAAGCTGATATTTACCTTGGGGCGCTAACTTCTATTAGATTTTCTAGTCTAAACGAATCAGGCACTTCGGGTAAAAGAATTGGCCCATTATCACTGTAGTTTATAACCCAATTGTCATCAATATACAGTAAATTATACTGTCTTATTCGATTAGAGTCAACTAATGTTCTCAGTTCAATCTTACTATCTTTAAATTTTTTTGTCAATTTCAAAGTCCAGCCAATCATTAGTGCTTTAGTAAAATCATCATATCTATTTTCTACAATAATTTCCCAAGGGCTAGGCCAGCTTTTTTGGTAGTACGGGTCTACACTTTTATTATGGGGAGTGAAGGGAGCCAGATGCCAAAAATCCCATACAGTTTGTAAAGGATCTTCAACTTCGTCTAACTTTCTTCTATGATCTGCCCACTCTGTTAATCTACTATCTACAGGTTGGTTAAACATTTTTTCCTTACAGCATTAATCTTGTTTGCATTTCTACTCGAACAATCGAAGTTAATGTTGGATTAACACCTAATAACTCATAATATTTATAAGTAGGTTCAACAGTAACTCCCCAATATAAGCCGCCGTCAGATCCAGATGCGTTGTAGTCATCGTGTAAGCTAACATCGCTCGGAGTAGCGCCTGGCCTGATATAAACTTGTAGAACTCCCATTGTATTGATCAAGCCGTCATTTGACGTGCAGTTATATTTTAAATTTAAATATTGTGCTTCGCTAGTTATAGGCAATCTCATGATCGTTGTTGCAGTATTGGCAATTAAAGTCGATGTAGTTACTGAATTAAGATCTATAGTGGCTCTACCCTCTATTAGTGGATAGTATGTATATGTTGTTCCAAAATTTGAATTTTGAAAAAGTTCTCTGCCAAAATAATCATTAACGCTGGCATTGCCTTTAGTTGCAAATTTTATAACAGAAGTTCCTACGCTGTTGCTGCCTTCGACTATTCCTTGATCCCCAACTCTAATAAAAGAATTATTTTCGCTAACGTGGAAAGTGGCTGCGCCGTTTCTATTAGGTCCGACAAAAATTCCTTGATTGTAAATATTTTGAAATTTGTTGTTTACAATTCTAGCATAGGTAGGTCCGTTAGTTGCTACTACGTTGGTAGTAGTACTGAATGCGGTGCCGTATGTTGAATAGTTAAAACTATTATTTTGAATTACAATATTGTTAGTATCATAATTTGATCTGACGCCATAATATAGCCCTTCAAACTGACATTTGTCAATTAGAATGTTTTCAGAGGTACATGCATTGTATCCCCTAATGTCTATTCCTGTGTAGCCTGGTCCAACAGCTGGGTTGAGTAAGGACGTATATGTTCCTTGAAATTTTACTTCCCGAATAATTGCATTATCTACACAGTCTAAACTTATAAGAGCTAAGTTCGGATTAGACGGACTAGACACAGTGTATCGAAGGGTCATGCCTTCAATGTGAATATTCTTAGGTTGGCCTGGACCAGTTATTGACAGTGTTAGACTGCTTGTATTAAGAGCGTCAAACTCTCCGTGGTCGTAATTATTTTCTGAATGTTCACTTCTTCTGCCCTTCCAGTCAACAGTTTGAAAAATACCACTACCTGCTGTAATATCTTCAATGATAGTTTTGTCTATGCCTTCACCAATAATAACTGTATCTCTAGGAATCTTTAATGTCTGTCCTATCTTATAGATACCTGCAGGGAAGAATAATTTTTTATTATATCGCAACGATACTTCAGTATCGTACTGAGTAGCAGTATTGTAGATATCCATGTCTAGAAATAAATGATCAATAGCTGTTTGTAAGGCAATGCTGCAATCAATAGAATCAGTTGCTGTAGTACCAACTACTCCAAAATCTGCAACACTGACAAAATCGTCTAATTTATTCTGTACACTTCTTGTAACTCTATCATTAACGGTTGGTGCAAATCCTAATATATAAGTTGAGGAAGTAATTGTTTCTGACTGATCAATATTCCAGACATAATTTGTTGTAGTATTGAGCATTCCACTAGATACAAAACTAGTGAATAAACGAACATCGTTTTCAGTCAATACTCGTATATTAGCATCACGAGCTCCGCCGTCTTCTCTTTTTAAACCAATGTATAAGGTTTCATTATCTGTTGCCCAAGCAAATTCACCACCTGCTAGCTGCGGAATGCCTGTTTGATTTTCTTGTCCTCTTCGGACTTGTATTTTTGCTATCTCAATAACGGCCATGGAAATATCCCCTGTATGGGATATTTATGCGTTGAGATGCTTACTTAGCCAAGGCGTAGTATTCTTCTACTTTAGTAAGCCACATATCCTGATACTTGTTAAAATCTTCAGATTTTAGATCAAACTGCTGATACACTTCACCGCCTACTTTAATGCTGTCATCCCCACGACTACACATAAAGATAACGCCTCGACGCATATCAGTACCGTAAACTGCATTATGTGCCATAATGTAAGCCATTAGCTGTAAGTAGTAATCTTCAACCCACTCTGCTTTCTTAGGCTTATTTGTCTGCTTGTGATCGCATACAGCAGGAACACCCTCGTATACACCCACTAGGTCAGTAGTTCCACTATATAAACCTGGAAAGTATAAACTTTGTTCCATGGCCCATACTTCATCCATTTTGCTTAGGCCGTTAAGGATAATTTGATCTGCCATTGCATTGGCTTTGATATGAACTGGGTTATTACCCGGCTGTCGTTGCTCTCCAATTAGGAAACGTTCTAAATTGGCGTGCATTGCTGTTCCAACTCCAGCAGCCTCTGTAGTAATTTGTTGTGCTTTCTCAACACCAACACGTTTCTTCCATTCGTTTAAGTGTGTCATATCCTTAGTTGCCGAAAGGATAGTAGTAACGCTAGGTAGGCTCTCCCCATCCGGTGTACGATATACACGTTTGCGAGTAACAGGATCATTAACCTGTACGCAGTTTTTATATTGGAATCGTTCAACGAACGGAGGGGGAGTATAGATTGTCATAAACTTAATTATAACAACTTTAACTCAGGATGTCAAATATTTGGCTTTAATTGTTTGGCATTGCTAGATGCCATGGCCGATACAGCAGGGCTAGCGCCTACTTCAGCTGGTTGTTCTTTGTCTTGATTGGCTGTTTTGGTCTTTAGTAAGACAGCGCCATTATCTAATATATCGGCAATAACGTCACCGGCTGGGTCAACTGCATTTTTAAGTGCAATTAATCCATCCGGTGTACTGATACCTAAGCCAAACGGTTTAATCAATTTCATAACAACGGCAAATGGCAAAGTTGAACTTTGCCCTGCCCTGTTTGCTTGACCTTGTAGAACTGCTAGAACATCTCTAGCACTGCCTAGGTCTACTTCTAATAATCTCATTTAGCTAATTTAGATAGGATAGAGTGGCTTTCAGCTAGCTTGCGAGCAAACTTGCTTTCACGCATTTCACGACCAGTTGTGCCCATGCCTGCGGCTGCATCACTGGCACCAAACTCATCAGCTGGCGCATTCATTTCATCAGGAGCTGCCATATCCATACCTGGCTCTGGAGGCATATCCATACCTGGCTCCATGCCCATTGCGGCATCTGGAGTGGCTTCACCTGCTAGTACAGCAACAGCATTGCTTACTGCTTCACGTTGTTGTGTTAGTACTTCTAGGGTAGCACTCAGTGCTGGTCCAACTGCTTGCTTGAAAGTTTCTGCTTCTGCTGCTCCGAAGTCAGCTTTGATAGCATCTGCTAGTTCAATCATTGTCTTGGTCTGATACTGACCAACACGTTGCATCCATGATGTGTAATCATTGACCATATCGCCGGCAGCGGTAATGGCCTTAGCCTTACCTTCTTCGTCTTCTTGTAACAAGAAACCAATGCTTTCATTAACAAACCTAACATTGTGTTTGAATTGGCTTTCTTTAACCATATTCTTTTTGCAATCAGCTACCATTTGTTTTAATTCTTTTTGGTCGCAATCGGGATGCATTTTGCAAATCTCTGCTACGGATTTTCCGTCTTTACACATTTTCTTAACGTGTGTCATTGATGGTAATTTGCCGTCAGCTTCTTCCATGCCTTCTTTAACTTTCTTGGCTTTCTTATCGCTGTCAGGTGCCTTAGGAGCATCTTGGCCGCCATAGTTCTTACCAGCTGTGTGTTTTAGGCCTGTGGCAGTTTTAGTAATCTCGCCGCCTGTGCTAGACTTTTTCTTTTCGCCTTGCTTCATACCAGCTGTACCAGCGGCTGCTTTCTTGGCATCGTCAACTGTTGGGAAACCTTCTTTAACTTTAGCAAAAGGATTAACGCCTTTCTTAGGACCTTCTTTCTTGCTAGCAACTGCTTTTTTCATTGGCTCTTTCTTGTCGCCATCTTTGTCCATGTCTAAGAAATCGGGCTTTGCACTTTCTTCAAATGGCTTGCCTGCCTTAGCAGCGGCTTTCTTACGACTGCCCATAACTTCAGCTTTAGGGCTTTCTTTCTTGCCGTCGCCATCATAATCTTTAGCGGCTGTGCCGGCAGCGTGAATCTTATACTTAGGTGCTTTAACACCCTTTTTAGCCTCGCTTAGTTGTGACATTTTGTCACGTAGTTTTTGCATTTGTTCGCCTAGCATTTCTTTAATCCTTGTGTTTAGCAAGGCTAGCATAGCCTTGTCTTTTTGGTATGTTTCATTGGTTAGCAAATCATTAATACCTGCCTTACCTTCTTGCTGGAACACTCGAGTACGAAGTTTATTTCGCATGTCTTCTAGTTGTTCTCTAGAATACTTAGTAAAGTTGACATTGACGCCAAACATTTTATTCATATTCTCTTTTAGTTGAGAGCTTGTAGGGTTGTTTCTAAAATCGCTTGTCTTCATATATGTTCCAAAAGAATGATTAAATTTATTTATCTAAACCGCATCAGTTTGTCAAAGCCATTGAATATAGTCTTTCTATGCTGTTCTTTTCGGTGTTTTGCAATATTAAATTTAGTAAACATTACATCTGCTCGATCTACGTTGTTGGACTTTAAATTACGTTCTGCTAGGGTTAAATGCAGTTCTTCTTCAAATAGTGCATGTCCGTATCCACGGTCAGCATCCAATAATTCATCATCTAGATACTTGCCCAATGCTAGTCTATTGGCTAGCATAGCAGCAGTTTGTGGTAAATTTATAAATTCAACAACTGCTTCATTACTATAGTTTAAAATGCTATAGAAGCCAGTTTTGTTTCTTTTGATTGTATAGTAGCCTACCCGTATTAAACCATCAGGTGTTTTAGTAGGGACGACAATCCCCTGGCGCTTTAATTGTTCTTTAACATCAAGGCCAAGTTGCTTAACTTTCTTGTAGATGTCATCAGGAGTTTGTTTCATTTATATTCTTTATCAGCGTTCGGCTATCATTACTTATTGTATATATGCCTTTCCTGACAAGGTTCTGAGCCAACCATTGGTCGTGTTCGCCTAGACTATTAATAGAAACTTTAGTGCTATGGCTTTCGATGAACTGTTGTTCTTGATTAGTTATAGCGATACTGGTACCCGAAAGTAATTGTGCTATTTTCATATTAAACTCCCGGAACTGGAGCTCCGCCAGTAGGCGGTGTACTACCTGCCGGTGCAGCGGCGCCTTCGGGTTTTTTACTCATAATTGTTTTCATTAGTCCTGCCATCTGTGTAGGCAAGCCTGGTTTGGAAATAGTGGCTTTGGCATAATCGCCAAGTACTTTTTCTTGGTCAGGAGTTAGTTGTTGTTTTTGTTGTATAGCTGTAAACGCTTTGAGAAAGTCATCTGAGCTGTTTACATTAATTTGATTTTGTTTTAACAGTTGATCTAATTGCTTACTGTTAGGATCTGTTTCCGGCTGACCTGGAGCAGAAGTAGCCGGCTTTTGAGCTGTACTTTGTACCGGTTGGCTTGTGGGCATTGTAGAGGAACCTGTAGTTCCTATAGGGCCTTGCTCTGATATGAGGTCTGATATACGCATTATTTTATAAGTGTTAAAATGGTTTCAGCATGTGCAGATGCCCAACTTACTACCACAGCACCGCCAGCAATCATATATACCCACTTTTGCTTCCACTTCTCTAATTCTGTAATTTTAGTTGCAAGTTCGGCATGTTGATTACAAGACGCTGAATACATGTCGTCTAATTTACCTATTAGACTATCTCTTGTGTTATCAAGACAATCATGCATCTCTTTAACGTCTGTCTTGAGGTCGTCAAGTTTTCCGTTCAAATTCTCAACTTTGGTTTCAACTATACCAATTCGTTCTACTGTAGTGGCCATTTAGGCTATCTCCTTAAGTTGTGTAATACCTACTAATGCGGTGCCTTAAATGGTGCCTTGGAGTGCCTTGATGATTGTGTTTTTAGTTGCAGAATCTTTTAATTCAAAGATCGGCTTGACTATATTTATAGTTTCTGTTAATTTTTGGATAACGGGAACACTGTGTACGTCTTCAATTAAACTGCCAATGACGTTGCCGTCATCGCTGACATATACACCTGATCGGTCAGGAACAAATCTAAATGTCCATACAGCATGTTTACCTTTAAACTCTGTGCCAAATCCTAGACCTTTAACATCCTTGACTTCCATCTGCGGGGCAGTGTCGTAGGTTATAATGGATCTGATTTCGACGCATTGTTTAAGTGTAGTAAAGTTTCTATGTTGATCGTGTTCAAGCTGACTGCCCTGTTTAGGTCTTGCAACCTTAGTGTCGGTGATATCGACTAATGTTTGTATTTCAATAACTTGCATAAAGTACCTATATAATTATAGATATTTATGTCAAAAGAAAAGGCGTATAAAAATACGCCTTTGTCACTTAATTTAAAAATTAAATGTTTGTTGCAACACCAGCAACTACTGATGTAGAAGCGTTATCTACGCTTTGTAGGTTACCAGAAGCCTGAACTAGGTCTTCTAAGTGAGCAGCGAAAGTTTCGCTGTTTGTGCCATCCCAGTAGTCAGTACCGAAGTTGCCACCAAGTGCAACAACACCGATAGAAATTTCTGTGTTGCTGTTCTGTGGGCTACCGATGATTTCGATAGAGCAAACTTGAGCAATAGCGTCAAGTGCTGCTACAACTGGTGAACGAACACCAGCGGCTGTTGCACCTAACTTAGCGTTGATAGCGCTTGGAAATGTCAACGTGAAAAACTGTAGTGTTGGTCCGTTCTTGAAAAGTGGTAATACAACCTTTTCGTTCTTTTTAATTTGTTCTGCCATTTTAATGGTCTCCTTGATCTTTTTTTTAAGCTCCCCTATGGAACTTGTATGTTTTTATTTAGTCTTTTTAGAAAAAAATACCTGTTATGGCCATTAATCTTCTTCTTTTACATCGCCTTCGATAATCTTAAGACTACGAGTAGTTTCTTTTATATCTCGAGCCTTGCGTATGCCTCGAGTAAACTTACTAGGATCACTGCCTTTAATGCTGTTAATAAACCTACGTTCTAATTCGTAGGCCTGCTCAGGCGGGAAATTTTCTTTGATTGTTGCCAGAAGATTAATGGCACTATTGATAACATGCGTGGCTCTAGACTCTATTACTGCTTCATTGTCTTTTTTGAATGTAATTGAGTTTAGTTCTTCTAGAAGACTTTTTGTGGCTCTTTTCAAGTTAGTATCCTTTGCAATATTTAGCGAATTTGTAATCATAGTATAGCATAATGATTGGAGGAATAAAACCTTGTAAATTGTGCGGTCGCAATATATAATATATAAATACTCAGTAGAAACCATGAGTCTCTACAGTTTAACACACAGGAAAAATATGAAATACATATCAGATAGAATGTTGGCTATTCTAGAACGTTTAAGTGAAATGTTCCCAGGATCTAGCTATCAAAGCCGTTTGGATCAATATCTAAGCACCAAAGGCATTACCGATGCCGCTCAGTTGGAAAACTACATCCGACAATTCAATTCTCAAAAGGAATCTTATCTATGAAAAACTTTTTAAACACATTATACCAATTTAGCCTAAGTATTGGACAGGCAAGAGCTGCGGCCGCAATGGCCCGTGCTGGTATGCATGAAGAAGCTAAAGCAATTATGATGGCCAAATAAGTTCCGATAAATATTGGCATGAAATTAGTGTACATACACGGTGCCAATGCCACCAGCGAGAGCTTTAACTATATCAAGAGTAAACTGGGCACAGGCCTTGACATTAACTATGACAGCCGCAACGGGTTTGAAAATAACCTAAAAGACATGCAGTTGACATTACAGGACCATAAGGACCTAGTTTTTGTTGCACATAGTCTAGGTGGTATATACAGTTTGCATTTGTCTAACTCAATGCCCAATGCTGTTAAGGGTGCTGTTACATTGAGTACACCTTATGGTGGTGCAGAAGTAGCAGATTATGCTCAATACTTCTTACCATTCAGCAGACTAATGCGAGACATTGGTCCTAGTTCGTGGGTTATGAAGCAGGCCAGCCGCATTAAGATACAGCATCCTTGGACCAACATAGTAACAGTCAAGGGCCAAAGTCCGTTTATGCATGAACCCAACGATGGTGTAGTAACCATTGCCAGTCAAAAGCATCATGCGGATATGGAATTAGTAGAAGTAGAATGTAATCACTACGAAGTTGTGCTCAGTGATCAAGTTGTTAAACTTGTTAAGGAACGAGTAAACAAGTTTAAAAAATAATTCATATCGCTTTACATACAGTTAGTAACACTGTATAATAAATATATACACAGCAATAATGCTGTTTACACATAGACATTAAACACACAGGAGATTAATATGTCAACAAAATTTGAAACCCCTAAGCTACCAGAAGTTAAATTTAACAAGAATGGTTACGAAATCCGTACTGATATTCTTGGTATGGCAAAAAGCCTAGTACAAGACGACTTTCAATCTAAGTTTGCAGGTTGGGAAATGACTGCTACTCGAGACGAGAAGACTGGTCAAATCGTTAGCACAGTAGCAATGCCAGCATTTCCAGGATTAGACAAGGTATTGGAAACAGCCGAAAAGATGTACAGCTTTGTTAACGCTGGCGTTAAGAAATAATTAATAATAATATAGGGCATAGCCCAAATAATATATAGTAAGTAAAAAAGGACCTTCGGGTCCTTTTTTTATAGTGGCTTGCTTTTTAAGTATTCCGGATAGCGTTTGTTAAAGTTACGCATAATAACTCCTGCTATTTCATGTGCTTGATTTTCGTGGGGACTGCCAGTTTCCCCACTGTCTGCATGTAATTCACCATTCATATTCTGTTTAAAATGCACTAGTTCGTGTGCTACGGTTCTTAGTATATCTACAGGATGACGATTAGACAATGCCACTGCCAGCATGTTGTCGTCCGGAGAATACATGCCAAAGCTAGGTTGATCGCCTGTATTTAAGTCCGGTGCAAAACGCATCTTAGGAAGACTGTCTACTTCTAGCACTTCCATAGCCAATGGCAGAAACTTTTTAAACATTTCTACAACATTGGCATTTTCCTGTGCGCCTTCAACAATAAACTGACTTGCTCTCATAGCAGTATTTAGCGTCGGACAAAGTGATAGTCTCCGTCGGGCCCGTTGTTGCTAAAAATACCCTGACAATCAAAACCTTGTTCATCCATATAGGCAATGACTTCGTCTTTTAACGGGGCGCCTTTATTATACTCTACTACCTGTAGTTCTAAGATAACGTGCTTTACGTCTTTAAGTGTTTCTACAGCACCTTTTAGTACATCAAGTTCTGCACCCTGTACATCCATTTTAACAAAGTCTGGTTTGGGGAATCTTTTAAGATTTGATACTGCATCAACTGTAACTGTTTTTAACTTACGCTTATGCGTGTCGTTGAAATAATTTACAGTATCTGGATTAACTACTTCGTTTTCTTTGTAGTAGCTGTTACCACCCGGGTGAATATCGTTTTGATAAAACTCAACTTCTTTGCCGGTTTCATTGCTCAGTACACCTATGTGGTATTTCATTCTGCGTTCTTGATACAAGAACTCTGTACTATCCATTGCTTCAAAAGCTACTATCTCTGCGTCAGGCCATATGCGAGCAGCTTCGTTAGTCCAATGTAGTACACAGGCTCCAATGTCGTAGATTACTTTAGGTTCAAGACCGGCTGTTTTTAATCCAGCAAGATAGTCTACATGACTTCTAGGTATCAATCGTTGGCTACCTAGTTCTCGCAGCCTTGTTTGAATGTTAGCTACCGGAGACGTATCGATAGCAGGAATGTTATTATCAACATTAAAAGTAAAACTTCCTGTGTGCTGGCATTGTATAGTTGTATCGGCCCAAATCTTAAAACCTTTTTCTAAAGCCTTACGACAAAAGTCAACATCTTCCGAAACAGTGTCTTTGTGATTGATAGCACTATAATATTTAAACTGTGGATAACCTATGGCCTTGAATACTTCTGATTTAACTAATACACAGCCAAACCCGCAGCCTGCAATTTCAACTAGTCCCCTGTCTTTAATTTTACCGTAGGGTATATTAGTAACTCCGCCGCGGTCATTTTTTTCATATAGTTCGAGTATATGCAGTCCTGGCTTGCGTTGAATATACAGTCCGCTGACAACATCCTTGTCATGTGCTAGAAGTTTTGATAGTGTGTCTTTAGGGAAAGCAATGTCGCTGTCTACGCTGAATAGATAATCAAATCCATTGACTACCCAATCTGCTATCAAGTTGCGAACTTGATCAATGTTGTAGCCATAGAAGAATTGAAACGTAGTTTCGTAGCCTTCTGGTACTTCTAAATCATATATGGCCTTGAATGTGTCAGGCTCTATGTTACGGGCTGTAGGGATTCCTATCAGTATCTTTTTTTTTGAAGCATTCATTTTCTTTACAATTATTTGTGCGTTTTGATTCTGCTCAACAGCGTTAACTTTATAGTCATTGAGCGGATTAATGTCATTATAGTTATACACGACATCTTGTAGGCATTTAACTTTGTTGGGATCTGCGGCTTCTATCAGAGCGTAGAATACCGATCCATCTCCACCAGCTTTAAACCACTCACCTCGTTCATTTTGAAACAAACTGTCTGCAATATCATTGAGCAGATATTTTCTAAATGTACGTAAGTGTGTGTAAGGTAATATCCAATTGAAGTGATGATTCCTATAATCACGAGCTTGTTTAACATGCTCTGGATAAGGCTGGCTAATCAATGGAATGTTATCAACCATTGACCAGCATGATCCATAGGTAAACTCTGTAGTACCGTCATATAAGGCATTATACTGACTGAAGATAGTGTTATCGTTGACAAGACTGTCATCACCATCTAACAGCATAATAATAGAGTTGTTATTCATTAGGCTGCGTATGTGTTCAATCTGATTACGCACTGCGCCACGATTTTCTGTGTTAACAGCAATTTTAAATCTATCCTGCACTTCTTTAGGCAGTGCTGCCACTGTGGCCGTTAACACTTCTACAGTATTGTCAGTAGAACAATCGTCAATTAAAATATGCACATAGTTATCGTAGTCCTGTGCGGCTACACTCTGTATACACTTGGCAATGTAGTCAGCACAGTTATAGAACGGACTGATAACTACAATAGGTTGTTCGTTGCCTGTTTTATAATTTTCAAGTTCGATAGTGTTATGAAACTTGCGATTCCAAATCTTGTGTACTCTACGATTGATCTTAGTCACTGCACGATATTCGCTACGAGACAAATATAAGCCTAACTTCTGAACCATCAACTGTTTCCACTGTAGGGCCACTGTGTCCCAACCTGCTAGGTCCTTGACAATGTTACAGTAGTATTGTTTTTGTTGATGTAGGTACTTGTTGTGATATGCTTGTACAGTCATAGCAACAAACTTCTCAACCTGCTCTGGCACATTGATATCAGGAAATAGACCGTTAGGTTCTATAGCATAGTCAATGTGATAGCAAGCACCTTCTAATGCAATTTCTTCTAAGGCGCCAAATCTGCAGGTAATAGCAGGTGTGTTATACAGTAGACTCTCTAATGTACTGATACCAAACGTTTCAGGGAATGCTGCCGGATACAACATGAAGTTTGCTAGAGTAAGTATGTCGGCAATTTCACGTTGTGAAATAACTCCCGTAAACTCTATGCCTAGTTTAGCCAGTTCAGGATCTGCAGCCATGGCCCGCCAATCTTTTTCTTGTTGATCAGGTTCGCTGCCTGTGCTAAATCTATAATAGCCGCCTATGATCTTTAACTTAGCTGTAGGGATGTGTCTTTTAACGTGTGGCCAAATATACTTAACCAACGGAATCATGCCCTTGGTCACACTTGCATTGTAGACAAACAAGTTAGGGTCTTTAGCTTTAATGTCTACTTCTGTTTTAAAGTTTCGAGCACCATTACGTGTGATAAAAAACTTATTCTTTAACACTTCAAAGTTGCGTCTGCGTCCGTGGTGGCAATTAGCCACATAGGTTAAGTGGAAGTCGCTGAGTGTAAAGATATCTGTAATGCGATTAGACGTTGCTAGTTCTTCAATTAGATTATCACCGAGACAAAATGTATCGTGCATCCATAGCGCACGAACTCGAGCTTTTGCTATTACTCTATTATACAGATCCATGTTCTGGAAAGGAGTAGATCTTATGTCGTTTAATTTAGGGTAATCACTAGCGTCTGTAAATGGAATCACGGTACGTGAGCTTACAACAATGTCAAACTCATGATCCAGTGCAAGGTCGGTAAGTGGGCGATATGTGACCATATCATAAACACCTGGACGAGCATGATCAATGCCGCAGTTGTTAAACACAGTCACGGTAAATCCAATTTGAGCAAGTTCTCTGCTCATCAGTGTAACAGCACTTTCGCTGCCCCCTAAACCTTGTTTGTCTACAGTAGTACCATCATAGGGTATACCGATAATATCAATAATAGCGATCTTCATGCTATTAATTATACACTCTTTATCTGGATAGTCAAAGATATTGGATTAGAACCAATATGCTGATAGTACAGTTGCACCGTCTGTACCGGTTCCTGCTACAAAAAAGTTTTCTGAACCTATTAAACTATTGGTAATAGATCTAGAACCTGCTGTAGCAGCACTTAAATTCTGGAAAGCAAATATCTTTAATTGAACAGCATCATTGGTTATAGTATCAACTGTTACTATTTGATCGACTCTATCAATACCGATGCTTTCTGGATAAGGCATTCTATTAGTATATACGTGTGATCCTTCTCTATTGTATGAGGATCCACCAATTGTTGAACTCTTAACAGTTGCAGTTGCTACTGCAATTACAGCAGTAACTGCACCGGCGTTTGTAGCTGGAAATGCTCGACCGCTGCCCCAGATAATACGCACGGCACCGACACCGCCCCAACCACCACCGTAGCTGGTACCAGATCCGCCGCCACCGCCACCAAATGCACCACCGTTAATGATACGTAGACCGCTTTGTCCCGAACCTTCGCCACCACGGCCTTGTTCGCCACCTGAACCACCGCCGCCGCCGAAATAACTAGAACTTCCAACACCATCCGCGCCTTTTCCAAATATGCCAACACCGCCGCCTGCAGGTACACCATATGTACTTGAATAATAACCAGATGCTGCACCAGCGCCTGATCCTGCTGGTGGATTGTAGGCCGTAAAATAACCTCCGGCATTATCAGCACCCTGGCCGGCATATCCGCCTGCGCCAGCGCCGCCCCTATTCCAAGATCCTTCAAATGCTCCATTACCGCCACGTCCACCGCCATCTCCTAAGAAGCCGCCGCCGTAGCCGCCACCGAATGAGGTAGCACCAGGGCCGCCGCGTCCACCACCATAACCTGCTACTGTAGCAGTTGAGATAAAGTAACTGGTACCGCCTAGGTTCGTTGATAGGTTACTTGCGTTGCTAGTTGATTCACCACCTTGACCAACTACAACAGTATATGATACTCCGGGAGTAACTGGAATGTTATTCTTCCAACCTAGGCCACCACCACCACCGCCACCAGAACTCCAAACATGGCCACCACCGCCTCCGCCGCCTACGGCTACAACACTTACTGATGTAACTCCGCTTGGTGCTGTCCACGAATATGTACCTGTAGTAACATAAGTCGCATCACCCGCTGTTGGATAGGATCCAGTGCCACCTGTTGGAACCACTCCGCTGATTACACCTAACTTAGGAGTTGATGTTCCTGTAGAATAGCAGGTAATTTGATTAATGCTGCCAATAGCCGACACAACAACAGTATTTCCATCGCCGCCATTACCGCCTGATACACTAGAGGTTGTGATAGTTACTATTGATCCGGCAGTATAGTTACTAGTACCTTTAAGGCCAATAACTGTAAATGACCAAGATGCAGTTGTTATAGTCGATATAGAACTAATTGTAGGATCTAACTCAAGTTCACCAGTTGAGTAAATTGAATTAATCGCTCCTGGAGTAGGAGCTACGCTACCATATGCTAAACAGCTAATACTATAACTGCTGGTATTAACCACAGTAATATATACAATATTTCCTTGCCCAAGATTACCAACTCTAGCCTGTGCAGAAAGAATATCTTTAGTAGCAAATCCAACTGTTGAACTCAGTCCTGTTATATCAAATATCCAAGGACCCGAACCTATTACAGTTCCAATGGTACCTACTGCGCCTGAATCTACACCTATCGAGATCGATGCGCTAAATGTTGCTCTAGTAGTGGTTGTAATAATCTTTGCATTATCAGCAGTTCTAACATAATTGCCAAGGTGTCCAGCAGCGTTGACTGATACAGTAGCCGCTTGCTGGCCGCCGTACAAGAATCCTTGATATTCAGGAATAACCCATCTAGACTTACCATAGGCTACTGTAGTATCTCTGGTATAACTACCTACAGGTTCTGTTGCCTGATTACCAATTAGATTTCCTTCGGCGTATGGACTATTAGCTGTAATAGTAACTATCATCGAGTCATTACCATTATCACTAGGCAGAGCACTAAATCTTTGTCTAATAACCGGAGTTTCAGATGCATTTGCACCTGCAATTAATACAGATGCTGCTGGTCCTGATCTAGCACCGAAGCCGGTATAGATTGTACTAGTTGATATTGGTGCGTAATTAATAATTGGTAATGCAACTCCGGTTGAATAATCTGTCCCTAGCCATTCAGATTTCTTAATTCTAATATTACTAAAGCCGCCAAAGGTACTGTTTACAGAATAAAAACTACTATCGAAGTAAACTGTCTGACCTGTTCCTTTAAACACTGAATAGAGTAACTTGCTACCGTTATAATGTTTAATGTAACCATCGGTGGTATAAACAATGTAAAACTTATTAGCTGGATTCCAAGATCCACCTTGGTCACCTAAATTTGAACCGTTATGATGAATATTGAAATTGTTAGACTGGTACGGATATGCAGCCCAGTCTATGGTATCATAACTTGCATTAGCAGTTGGGTCAGCGTTCCAACCTATCATGGCATAGCTAGCACCGTTATCTGTGGCTGCTGCTTGCTTATAGAATTCCATGGTAACAGGTGCTGTAAATCCCGTTGAAATATATGCTTGATTATCCCAGTTAATTGATCCTGAAGTTTTAAAAACAGTTACGTCAGTGGTTCCGTTATTTGTTACTGTTAAGTTCCCGGACGCAACTAACGTTATTGTTTCGTAGGGAACAGTTACAGTCGAGAAGGACATTACTGCACCAGTTGTAGATACAGTTCCTATTCTACCAGAAGTTGCAGTAGCAGTTGATAAACAAGTGATCTGTTCGCTGTTAAGCACCGACGTTACATACACTGTAGCTGTGCCTAGACTACCTACCATGTTAGTAGCAGTGATAATTGACCCATATATAAATGCATTAGTGGATGTTAGGCCGGATATAGTAAATGTATATGGTGCTATTGTAGTTATAGGTGTAAATGGATTTATCACTGATACTACAGCAGAGGTCTGTGTTATCGTATTATTGTAAGACGAATTATCAATAAACGATGTACTTTGGCAAGTTAATAAAACTGTGTATGTACCTGTTGAAATAGGTGCAATATTTGTACCACTGATTTGTGTTGTAGCCAAAGTAGATGTGGTAGGTGTAAAATTACCGGTGTAAACTGCCAGGCCTTTTACCAGTCTAAAATTAGATAGGTAGCCGTTAAAATATTCTGAATATCCTCTGGCGTTACCAATTAAAAATGGCTCTGTATTATCTGCACCCATTGAAATAGCCACTGAATACACCAATGAACCGTTTACATATATGTTTAATGTAGAACCAGTGTAGACCCATGCACAGTGACTCCATACTCCTGCAGTTAATGTATAGCTTGAATTGTATTCAGTTCCATTATAAAAACTGATAACACCTGTGCTGATTCTTAAAAAACCCTCATACGATGTAGTGCCAGAACTAGTAACACGTTTACAAAAGATAGCACGATATGCAGAGTAATCACCGTCTGGTCTAATCCAGCACTCTGCTGTCCATGCTAGGTTGTTTAAATTAAAATTAGTAGAGTGAGCAATCTGTAGGAAACTAGTTGATCCATTAAAACTGACACTGTAGGAACTAGTATTAGTTAGAGTCGATACGCCAGTTACTGGTCCGATATAATTTCCGATGTCTGGACCGGCGGAATAAATTCCAACAATAGTACCAGTGGTCGGTGCTAAGGTTCCATTTTGAGCTATACAGGTTATGGACGTACTACTATTAACCTCAGTTACTATTACAGTGTTACCACCGAAACTTCCACCTAATGGTGTTGATCGTACAATAGTACCTGTGGTAAATTGTGCAGTTGACCTTAGTTGTTGAATGGTCAGTGTCCAAGGATTTGTTCCGGATACTGAAGTAATTAATCCTGGGGTGGTATCTGATGTTACTGATAAGATGTTGGTCAACGTGCCAACATTATAATCTCTAATAGTAGCACTAGATACTGAAACTACACTTACAAACGCTGATTGCACTCCGAAGTATTTGTTTTCTAATGGAGTTGGTATTGTTACACCAGAAGATGACCCACTTGCAATTCCAGCTGTGTATATTTCTAAGATTTGAGCGGCTGTTAATTCACCGCTTATAACTTGTATTGCATCTAAGGCAGTCGGAGCTTCAGTACCTGCATACGGGTAACCGTTGCCTATGTAACTTGTTCCAGGATAACTTGAGTTAACAGCTATGTTAGTTAGTTCCTTAACTCCGTTAACGTATGCATCCACCTGATAATTTGATTTAACTACCCAAGCTAGGCAGAACCAATTATTTGTGTTTACTAAAGTTGTTCCAACGTTTTGTGTTGCATTGGCTACACAAATTTTTCCTGAGCTAATTCCCAGACCCCAGTATATGCTGTTTGCAGGATCACTGAAAATAGGCACACTAGGAGAATATGATCCGCCGCTGGCAGTTTGAGTTCCTTTGTACCATGCTACATAAGTCTTACTCCAATTACTGGCCACTGTGGTTAATTCGTTGATTCTTAGATAATTACTGGCCATGTTCCAACCAGTAGCGTGTCCGGTATTTTGAACACCGCCTGTAGTAGGGAATGTTAAACTACCGGTTGTAGTCAATGAATAGGAGCCTGATATAGTAATTGCACCACCGTTGAATTGAATACCTAATAATTTCGTAGCACCAGGCGGAGTTAAAAGTTCATTTCCGAGTGAAACACCACTGTAACTAGAACCGGTATACGCCTGTACTGTACCGGCCCATACTAGACGTACAAATCCGTTACCACCGGAGCTGGCTAGGCCAGTTCCACCATCCCAAGAACCACCACCACCACCGCCAGGAAATCCACCTTCTCCACCCCGCGATCCTGCTGAAGATAATCCGTTGCCTGCACCGCCGTTAGTGCTAGAAACTATAGGAGTATAGGTAGCAGATCCACCACCACCGCCACCTGTTACGTTATTTTGTCCAGCACCGCCAGCACCACCACTATATCCACTATTAGAACCTCCTGTGCCTGCTGAGAAACTTGCGGCACCGCCACCACCAGCGCCAGCGCCCCCATTAAACCCAGATTGATATAAAGTACCGCTAGGACTGTATGAAGTACTACCGTTTCCGCCCGCACCTCCCAAACCACCTGCGCCGCCACCACCACCACCTCCGTCCCAACCAGCGCCGCCTGGGCCACCGGCGTAACCCCCAGTGGTTACCCCGCCTGGAGTATTAGCAAAACTAGGAGCAGCAGGTGCCGGAGCACCTGGATTAGTGCTGTAAGGCGTACCACCGATACCACCGGGGACAGTCATAGTGAATGAGCCAAACGCAACTGAGCTCAATCCACCATCTGGTGCTTTTGTATTTTTTGTCGCAGTGGCTATTCCGCCTAATCCAACAACTATGGTAAGAGTTTGACCCGGAGTCACTGATAGGTTATTGAAGAATCCAGCCGATCCACCAGAGCCACCACCGCCACCACCGTCACCGCTGTTTCCGTCATCACCTGCGCCACCTGCGCCAACTGCCATTACTGATAATGTAGTTGCATTTGAAGGAACAATGAATGTATATGTTCCAGGCGCAGTATAATTTTGATCAGTTTCTACTGGCACTGGTGGCGTATATGTTCCGCCGGGGACACTGATAGAGTCGATCAATCCCGCAGTTGGAGCAAGGCTGCCGATTCCACCATAGGCTACAGCAATAATGCTAGTAGGGCTAGTAACTGTAGATACAGTTACCGTACTTCCTACGCCAAAACTTCCAAGTTTACCCGAACTGGTTGTTGCTGTTATTATCGAAGTAGCTGTTAACGAAGATACAGTACTAGATGAAATATTGTAAATTCTAAAGATCCAAGAAGAACTTGTAATTGGAGTAACTCTGTAAACAAAGGTTCCTGTTGTGCTAGGATTAATTTCGGAATTGACTTGAGTTGATATACTAGTGCTAGTTGATGAAGTTGTATAAAATTTAGTAAATGCTAGAGTACCAGTGTTGAATAATCTAGCAGGCGAGTATCCGTAGGTTTCTGATGGTACATTGACTCTGAGAAAATACCCAGTTTGTAGTATACTCTTTCTTTCTAAGGTTAATCTTCTGGTGTCATAGACCACGCTACCCGTAATGTTAGGAACGTGATTTTGCTGGAATAATTTTGGAGAATTTTTAATACTCGGAGATCTAAGATCATAAGACGGGCCGCCAACTGTTGAACTCTTAGTAAATGGAGTTACAACGGCTGCAACAGCACCAGTTATTTCAGTAACATTACTAGTTGGGAATGCTCTACCTGTACCCCAAATAATACGTACAGCTCCTTGGCCGCCCCACCCACCACCATAGCTGGTACCAGAGCCACCGCCACCGCCACCGTATTTTCCGCCATTGATTGTCTTAAAACCGCTTTGTCCCGAACCTTCGCCACCACGGCCTTGTTCGCCACCCGAACCACCAAATCCACCATAGAATTGTCCGCTAGCGCCACCACTCGATCCTTGACCATATATACCTACACCGCCGCCTGCTGGTACGCCATATGTACTTGAATACCAGCCACCTGTACCGCCGCCGCCGCCTGCAGGAGCGGCATTACCACTGCTACTACCACCATATGAGTCTGCGCCACGGCCTGTATATCCTCCAGCACCAGCTCCACCGTAATTCCATGATCCGTCAAAGGCACCATTACCACCTCGTCCACCACCATCACCTTGATAGCCACCACCATAGCCACCACCAAACGAAGTAGCATTGGGGCCACCGCGCCCTCCGCCGTATCCTGCTACTGTAGCAGTTGAGATAAAGTAACTGGTACCACCTAGGTTTGTGCTATTGTTATTTGCATTAGCAGTCGATTCGCCACCTGATCCTACTACAACGGTATAGGTCTGACCAGGTGTAACTGAGATGTTGTTTTTCCATCCCAAACCACCGCCACCACCGCCACCTGAACTCCAAGTGCTGCCGCCACCACCACCGCCACCTACTGCTACAACACTCACTGATGTAACTCCTGCTGGAGCGACCCATGAATATGTACCTGTGGTAATATAAGTTGCATCGCCAGGCTGTGCCGGTAATGAACCTGTAAGCCCTGTTAGATACGGTCCAACTATTGTTCCTGCAATTGGAGTAGTTGTTCCCGTAACATAACAGATAATTTGTGTATTGTTAAGAATAGATTTAACTAGTACTGTATTTCCTAGACCAAAACTACCTGTTACTGATGTAGCGGTAACTACAGCAGCCACAGATAGATAGCCAGTGCCCTTAATACCTATTACATTAAATTCCCACGATGTTGTTGATGTAGCTGTAACTGAAGTAATTGTAGTGTCAGGTATAATTTCGCCAGTGGCGTATATCGCATTAAGTATTCCAGTAGTAGGAGCTACAGATCCGCCAAATGCAGAAACTGTAATCGATGAAGTTCCAGTATTGGTAACATATACAACATTTCCTGTACCTAGTGTAGCAGATCTCTCAACTACAGAAATTACAGATTTAGAAGGTAATTCAAGACTTGACGACATTCCAGTAATTGTAAATGTCCAGGGTCCGACTAATGGTGTTCTAAACGTTGGTAATGATGTACCGGCTGACGCAGAAAATGTAAATGTTACTCCTGTAGCAGTGAAAGTGTGTATAGTATAAGTACCGGCTGTGGTTACAGTTCCGCCCTGACATCTCTGTGAGCCAGGATATCTAACAATAACAATACCACTGCCGCCAGAGCCTGATCCACTAGACCAACCACCGTTCGCAGCCCAGTAACTTCCACCACCACCGCCGCCCCCTGTGCCTGCAATAGCGTTAGGTGTTCCGCTACCTGTAGTAGTAGCATTAACTTCGTTGGTATATACGTTATAATTGTAGTAGGTTGTAGTACCAGCACCGCGTCCGCCGCCTGCAAATCCATCACCTGCTCGTTCACTACTGTTACCACCGCCACCGCCCCCGCCTGCATACCATCGCCATGTGCCAGAGATATCAAATGCTTTACCAGCGCCACCATTACCGCCTGGTGCTGAACCTGATCCATTTACACCTGCACCACCAGCTCCACCACCACCAGCTCCTGTCCATGTATAGCCAGTTGTACCACCAGCATTACCATAGGCGGCCGCGCCATTTACACTAGTTTGAGTAGCTGAACCACCACCGTTTTGATAAGCGGAACCTCCGCCTGAACCACCGTTCATTTTGCCGCCGTCAAACCCCTGTCCAGTACTTCCGCCGCCACCGCCACCTTGTGCAATATAAGTTCCAAAAGAAGAGTTTCCGCCCTTGTTGCCGTTGGCGTTTGTTGAGTTAGCAATAGCAACACCACCTGCGCCTACTATAACATCATATGCACTAGATAATGTTACACCAGTAGCATAAAGAACTCCGCCGCCGCCACCGCCACCGTTACCGTTTGTGGTATTATTGTTACCACCCGATCCGCCACCCGCAACAACTAAAATATCGGCAACAATAGACTGTACAGGGGGAGGAGTATAAGTGCCACCTGTAGGTGTAATACCGAGAATTGATCCATTGGTGGGAGCAACAGTGGCTGTATTAGCCACTGCAATAATACTGGTACTATTAGTCACAGTATAAACATAGACTGTGCCGTCACCAAAACTTCCAAAACTGCTTGAATTTGTATTGGCAGAGATTATTGTGCCAAACGTTAGGCCAGATGTCTGTGTTGAGGATAGTTGCTCAATGGCAAATGCATAAGTTGCTGTGGTTATCAGTTCCACTCCGTAGATATTGGCATTAAGATATACTGGATTAGTAACAGTATTAATAATTCCAACTCCTGCACCATCACGATTAACAGGAATACTGATTGAATTAGTGCCTGTTGTGAATAACTTTGTCGAAGTTGAATATCCGTAGACCGTCGACGGAGTTTGGATACGTTGATAATTAAACGAATTGTTTAATGTAATTATCGTAGCTGAAGTTAATAGGCGTGTAGTTGGATATGCAATGACCAGTGGAGTAATAAAACTATTATAGTTTACGCCATCCACTGGTCTATTGCCAAACTCGTAGGCACGCCCATTGGGATAGTATTGTCTGGCATACTCCCCTCTTACATTGTACTGAGCAATTACAGTAACCGAAGCTCCAACAACTGTGGTGTTGAAGTTCTTTTTAGATCCGTCAATTACTTGCGGCATTAGCTTCTACTACTATTAAATGTCAACGCTGGCAATAATATTATTGACGCCACCACCTGTAATAGTCAAGTTAACAACTGTACTCGCACTAGCACTTGTAGTAACTGTTAAGTTCTTAGTGCTGTTAGTAGTAAACAACATAGTATTACCATCAATGGCCAAGTTTACAGATGTTGAAATTCGCAGTCCATCTGAGCCATAAGCATCTACTGTACAGCTTGTAGAAATGTTACTACCAGTAAAGGTAAAGTTAGTACTGGCCATAACAACGTTGATTGTAACCGGAATAGTAGGAGTAATCATGTGTAATACACCCTGTGCTTTTTCACGGCTGAATCCCCAAATTCTGTTAGTTTGATCTAGACCAACCATACGGAATTCATACGGATATGTTCCAGTTGGCGCCCACCCTGTGCTAGAGTTGAAGCTGAAGAACTTCATTTGTAGAGTTACAGGTGCCATCACCTGTGTGCCTGTTGCATTAATAGGCATAAAGTCTCTAGGAATATCGTTGACAGTTGGGAATGTGTAAGAACTGTGATAAGTCAATACGTCATCTCCTGTGCCTGAACCAATGGTGTAGGTCATCATTGTACGTTTTTGTGATGTACTCCAACGAGTTGGTCCACTGTTGGTATGTGCAAACTTGTCAGTTAACCAGAATGTGATGTAGTTTACACCATCAACTGTAAACTGATAAGGCTTCATGTGCCAGCTATAGTAGTTGTAACTACTGGTACCTTCAGTGGTATATCTTGTCGCGTAAGTAGCATAGGTATTTGCACCTGAATAGGTCATTGTACAGTTAGTAGCTGACACTGAACCATCAGCTGGGTTCCATACATAACGAATTGGTGCTAGGGCACTGTTAGTATCGTAGTGACTACTGTAAAGTACACGACGAGTCGAACTTGCACGTCTAATGTTACTTGGCCAAGATTTTGGTGAAGTTAATGAAGTGTTACTTCTATAGCTTGCACTAATTATATCAGTCCTAGCATATGTAGTAGGGTGAATTTTATAAAAATAATACTGACTGTAACTGCTGCTATAATCTGTTACGCCTACTGCGTGTATGAATCCCTGATCATCTACACCCATGAAGAAGTTCTTGCAGTAAGTACCAGGAGTGTCTACAGTACTAAAACTGGTTGTAACAGTTTCATATTGATTGACGTATACCCAGTAATCACCTTGTGATCCGCCCATAGCAATACCCCAAAGTCTACCGTTTGATACATCTTCATAGCAGAAATGGGTTGGCAGGTTAGCAACGTTATTGAAAGATGTTGCCCCCGAGCCAGCAGTTATATCAGTGCTACCATATAAGAAATTATAGTTATTACCTGCCGATCCTTTGACGTCGCCACCATGGGAGTAATAGGCATTCGCATGTACTTTACCATTAATGGTCTTCCACATTCTTCTTACTGGAAAATAATTCCAGTCAAGGGATACATTATAGGTAGATTCCATGTTATTATCATAAGGAGTACTTGTGTCAGAGTTAGCCCAACATTGGATAGTACCTTTTTCCAAGTACATAATACCCCATGCATCGTCAGCAAATCCTGTATAATAGAGGTCGTTATAGTTAAACGACCAATTTTTTTGGAATAAAGGAGCTAGGGTAGTAGTATCATGCCCCTGAGTGCTGATAAACAATCTATTGTTAGTTAGCACTGGATCTTCTACTAGAACATAATATCCAGCACCTAATCTTTTAACGTGTATTTCAGCCATTTTTATTCTTCCTCAGTTTGTGGTTTAGTAGCTTCCCACCATGCTAATGCTTCTTCTTCGTCGGCCCATAGTTCCTGTGATCCAGTATCAGTGGGTTTAAATGGCTGATGTATCAAATGACGTTCTCCGTCAAACACGTCAAGAACTCCATTATTATATACTGTACGTATGCTCATTTATATATTCCTTGTATATGTAAAAGTAACGGTCAAATCTGACCCTGCGTTAATGTTTCCAATATTTATCACATCAACAGTGATATAATCATTTGCATTGATATTAATTGTTGATGTGTTCAGGGCAGATACCGTTGTTGATGTATTTATAGTCAATGTAGCCGTTGAGTTAGAATTAATATTAACTCTAACATCTACGCCCTGTGAACCCACAGGCGCAACTTCTACTCGAGCTTTCATGCTGGTTATTGTGCTGTTTACCGGTACATACCACTTTTCAGTGCCAGGATTCACTGTTAATACGCCCGGTTTTCTATAGTGTCTTTCTAGTACAGTAGCGCCGCCTGCGCCCCCATCTCCGGGATCACCTTTTTCACCCTTACTACCTGTAAAACCCTGGGCGCCATTGGCACCGTTTGTACCTGCTGAACCAGTATATCCAATAGGACCAGTATAGCCCATGTCGCCTTTACTACCAGTATATCCAATACTACCTGTAAAACCTGTTGCGCCAGTGGCACCTCCAGTACCGGCAGTACCTTCCGGGCCTTGGCTACCTGTAAATCCTATTTCACCTTGACTACCTGTAAATCCAGCAGCACCACGACTACCAGTGTAACCAGGACCACCTTGGCTACCAGTGTAACCTATTTCACCTTGACTACCGTCATAACCTCGAGCACCAACTACTTGGCCATTTTGATATATGTTCCCAGTATAATTAATATCACCTCGAACATACAGACCACCGCCAATTCCCATACCGCCGTAGGCCACTACTGCGGCACTGACAGTTGACGTTGCTGTGGTTACATTAAGGAATAAAAAGGTACTGGTTGTACTTGTTGTTAGGCCAGCAGTACCTGTTAGACCAATAGGTCCTGTGGCGCCACGTGGCCCTTGACCACCTTGCTTGCTCATTTCTAGAGCTATATAATCAATCCAGGTTCTGTAGCTAATGTTTCCGCCATCGATGTGGTTTAATCTTAGGGTAACTGCGCCACCCGAAACATAAGGGTCAGAATCAATTACGCCTAGTGCTAATTGATACCAACCTGGCAATCCAGAATAAACTGCAAATGTATTCCAAGCAGAAGTAACATAGTTGTATAGATCGATATTAATTGTATGATCAGAACTTTGAGTATAGTTAATGTTTAATACAACACGGTTGAATTCTGTAATACCCGTAAAACCAACATAAACAATATATCCAGGACTAGTGACCGCATCATTAATACTGTAGAATCCAGAATTTGTTGCGGTGTTGTAGTCGTTGAATGTTCGAATATCCAGTACTGTACCAAAATTGTAACTACCATAGGCAGTGTCTGTCCCTGCTAGGGTTGGCAAACCTGCAAACTCACTAGGATCATTGGTAATGTAAGCCGCAGGGTAGGTTACTGTTAACAGATCGTTTGAAGTGATCACTGAAGATCCACCAACAACTAAAGAACCGCCTACATATAAATTACCACCAATGCCAGCACCACCTGCTACTACTAATGCACCTGTAGTAGTCGATGCAGATGCAGTTGTGCTGGCTAAAATTGCGGCACCAGTTTTAAATAATCCGTATTCTGTCCCAGTGAATATTCCGCCCACCTCTTCACCGTTGCTGTACCACTCTAAATATCCACTAGAGTTATCCAACCCCAAGAATGCATTTTTATCTTGGCCTTTGTAATAGTGATAGACAAAACCAATGTCTTTGCCATCATCTATTGTCCAACTATGTTCAGTCCCAGTACTGCCTAAAGGAACGTGTACATTAACTAAGTTATCAGTGTAGACTGTGTTAGTAGAATATATGTAGGTACTTGTACCGGCAAATATAACATTATTTTGAAAGTATGCGGGACCATCAACATATAAGCTGCCATTAATACCAACTCCACCTGCAACATATAACGAATTGTCTACAAGAGTAGAAGTGCTAGATAGCGTAGATAGTATACTAATCCTACCGCCAATGTTTACATCCTGACCTATGCCAACTCCCCCAGGTGTTGTAATAGCACCTGTGGTGGTAGAAGTTGAATTAGTTGTAGTGTTTACAAATAAAGTCTGTGATATTTCAGTTTGTCCCAGTGTACTAGATAGTCCACTGGATGTGGTTAATACCTCGGCATTGTTAAGATATGCAGTACCTGCAACATATAAATTCTGCCCAATTCGTACATCTAGACCAATGCCAACACCACCTACAACCTGCAATGCACCTGTGGTAGTTGACGTAGCGTTAGTAGTTGTATTGACAACAAAATCTTGAGTAACCTGTGTTAGACCTTCTACGCTGGTAATTCTAGAAGAAGTAGTTAATACTTCTGCATCATTAAGATATGCAGTACCACCAACATACAGATTGCCCTGTATGCCTACACCACCGGCAACTTGCAAGGCTCCAGTTAGTGTTGATATAGCAGTAGTGGTATTGGTTATTGTGAATATTTCAGCAAACGGACTACCGCCGCCTTCACCAATGGATGTATCGTAACTAAGTTGACCAGTGGTTGTGTTATAATATACAACAAACGAGGTACCGGTATTAGCAAGTCCACCTACAAATAATGCCCCGCCAATTCCAACTCCGCCTTGGACCTGCAGAGCACCAGTAGCAGTTGAAGTGGCATTAGTATTAGTGTTAACCTGGAGGGTCTGATTAATAATAGAACTACCTAGAACACTAGAAAGTCCACTTTGTGTGGTCAATATTTCAGCACCGTTTAGGTAAGCAGTTCCCCCAACGTGTAGATTTCCTGCAACTACCGCGCCGCCTTGAATTCGCAGGGCATTTGTATTATAGCTGAATCTATCAGACGCTGTTGAAAATATTGTAACAACACCAGCTGTACTAACTGTTACCATTTCGGACCAAGTTCTAACGTTAGAAGAAGTTGATCCTATTAATATACTGCCGTCAACAGAAGGCGGTCCTAGATCAGGTTCTGCTTGACTGAGGCTAAGATTATTATATCGATCAACGGTGAGTCTATCACCATAAACCTTTTTTACCTTGCCGGTTAAGAGTCTACTGTTACTCATTGCTTGTTTCTAGAATACTTAGTACTAGGTTAACGCTGGCATTGGCGCCAGCACTGGCTGTAATGGATGCACCTGTTTCAATAACTAATTTTCCAGTGGTTATTTCGGCAGAGTCGTTTACTGGAATTTCAAAATCTTTCAACATGATAAAATTTGTTTCATTTTTAACCAATGTAAATCTCACTGTCACTGGGTCATTACCAATATTGGTGGCCTGGGCACCAAGCACAATAGTAGTAAGACCGTCAGGTGTGGTGTAAATTGTTGCAGTAGTAGTAGTTAATTCAACTGCTTTTGTTTTAAACGAATTTAAGGGTAGGGCTGCGGTTGCCATGTTTTATGATCCTATTGCTAATATATACGGTGTCAGAACTGCGAACAAACTCTTAGTGAACGTTCTTCCGGAGATCGTTCCTAAATTTCTATTTATGGTTAAATCATTACCAATTCGGAAATCTCCGCGTTGGTCAGTGCCTGTGAAATAAACTTTACCACCGTTAATTTCTACTGCTTGATTAGCACTAATGGGTTCGCCACCAAGACTAGGCAATGACGCATTAATATTAACCCCTGCGCCAATCCATTCAAATGAATGTCCTGATGATGTAATCAAACTGTATTGATGGAAGGTTACCACAGTATTGTCATTGATTATGCTCGGTACAAATTCTTCTACTGTAACAGTACTAGAATATCCATTTTCAACAATGCTGGCAACGATGTCTACAAGAGCCTGTGCTATAGCAGATTGTGTAGATGTAGCAGCAGTAGAGGTGGTACTTTGCGGTACCACAAGTTGTTGCGTTGGGCTTATGACATTATTAACAAGGCAGTCATCTATGATTGTTTTAATAAAATAGTAGGCTGCCACTGTTGCAGGTTTTGTATTTGCAGGAATTGTAAGCACCGCACCATTATAGTAGGCATCGGCAGCGTTGGCAGTTTGGCTGTTACCCCCATATAATACATCGTAGGTCACAGCATCTATAATATATCCTACATCTCGTTTGCAAGTAGAGGTACTGTATACCAGTCCCACAAAACTAGTATTAACGTATGCTATTGTTTCAGCTTGAATAAAACTTCTATTTGCTAATAATAGATTAAACGCATTGTTAACTGTAGTGCTAGTATTAGCAGTAAGATTAATAGGAGTCCGAGTAGGTGCTACACTAGGTCCAGTATTAATTATATCAGTGATCGTAGTTATCAAACTATTAACTAATCCAATCTCTGTTGATCCTGCCGTTCCTGTAGTTATTGCCTGAGCAACTGATGTTTGATATCGATTTGTAACAGTGGTACCTGTAATAATCTTAGCCGAAATATCTTTGATAAAATTATATGCCGCAGTAGTTTGCGGTATCTCATTTCTTATTTCAGAACTACTTGCATTATATCCATAGTAATATACACCACTCATAATGCTTTGCCTATTGCCGCCATGTAATAGGTCAAATGCCACTGAGTCAATAATATATCCTAGATCTCGATAGCAGGTTGCAGTGTTATAACTAAATCCAGGATTATTAGCGTTGATCCAATCTATTGTATCAGTTTGTATACTTGCTTTATTAGCCAGTATCGCATTATATGCCAATACAATACCGGCATCGGTGCTAACAAAACCGTTAGGCTCTACACGATTACTAACATCACCGGCACCATTGTTAATAATATCTAGTATTATATCAAAGTGATTAGTCACCGTAGTTGATGCTGTTAAGCCGCCTGCTGTAAATGATATAGTGCCCGCTAATCCCCTTGCATGAATTATTGCGTTAGTAGTTGTTGTTAATTGTTCAAAAATATTTCCAGTATAATTGCCCTGGCTCCAGTATTGTAATCCTGCAAACGTGCTCTGACTAGTGCCTCCGTACAAAATATCAAATGCTAGAGAATCAACAATAAATCCAGTATCTCTGTAACACGATGTTGTATTATAAGTAAAATTACTGATATATGCCACTGTTTCTTCAGCAATAAAATTTTTATTATTTTGAAGAATAAGGCTGGCATTTACTGTAGCTGTAGTCGCACCAGTTGGAGGAGTAAACAATAACGCAGGTACTACACTTAACCCTGTTTGTAAGATGTTTAAAAATACGGTAAACAATCCGACAACTCTAGAATACGGATCAGATGGACCATTAATCAATAATGCAAGTACCTTAGTTCTTAAGAAATTTACAGCACTTATTGTTTGAGTTTTCTGAGCTGTAAATATTGTTAAAGTTTCTCTGTAGTAACTAGCAGCTTCATCAATGGTTCTATAATTAGTGTTTAGTACCATGTCGTAGGCTATTGAATCTAAAATATCTCCAACGTTTCTACTAAAATTAAATTGATTATAATCAAATCCCGGAAATTCTTCTAATACGTGTTTAATTGTTTCAATCTGTAATTTAGTTTTTTCATCAAGGATAGTCTGTCTTGCATTTCTGTATGTTGCAGATTCGGCAGTTAGACTAGGATATGTTATGTCAGTATTACCAGTCTTAAATGCTGTACTTGCACTAATAGTATAGTAATCACCATCACCAAAACTTACTGCATCACCAATTCCAGGTTTTTGAGTTAAATTGTCAATTACAAATTCGAGACCGTTTGTTGCTCCGTTGACTTTACCTGAATAATTTGCAGAACTTACTCCGTCTGCATAAAGAGCATAATTACCAAAGCTACTATTGCTGTTAGTAATAGAACAATTACCACCAGACTCACATAAGAAACCTTTGTCACAACAGATAGTAAACACAGAAACTAGCTGTGTATATCCACCATTGAGCATGTGTACACCGATACCACCTTGATTGTACTGTGTATACGCATCAACCACCATAGATTTTGTACCCAGTGCGTGACTTCCATCTACACGCATACCAGTTCCGTTGCTGGTCATTGATGTACAGTTTTGTACGTAAGGGCTGGTTGAAATAACACCAGCACTACCATCTGGATTAAACGCTACAGCAGCAGCTGGACTCACATGGTCCTTGAATGTCATATGTGCTAGATAACATCCGTTATTAACGTAGAATAAATCTTGAGTAACATTCTGAGGTCTAACTATTACAGATCTTAGATTATCTCCTACAACAGATACAAAATCTGGAACAGTCATAGGATTATTTTCTATATAATCTCCGCTCTTAACAAAAATAGTAGTGCCACGTGTAGCTATTGCTAACGCAGCCCGAATAGTAAGTTTACTTAAATTTAAACTAGTACCCGAGTTACTGTCGTTACCACTTTCACTGACATATAAAACATTGCTAACAGCCATGTTACCGATACTACCAGCATATCCAGTACTACCCGCAAAGCCTCTTAGGCCGCCATAATCTAATTCGGTCCAGGTGTCAACACCGTTGCCAATTTTAAAAAGATCGGTATCTGTTTCGATACCCATTTCCGCGACAGCTAAAACGGGGTCAACAGTTGCCCATTCGTTTGCAGTACCACGTCTAAATTGAATTTGAACAGCCATGTTTAAGTATCTTCTTTATCTCATATTTATATGACTACGCCGCCACCGTCTATTGGCTCAATTCCACCGTAAATAGTGTTGGGAATTCCGCCATCTAAATTAGGACTGCCTCCCGAGCCACCGCTACCTCCCCCACTTCCGGAAAAGCCTGCGCCCGCACTACCTGTATAACCACGAATTTGACCCACATCTAACCAAGTAGGATTTATCCAAACGTGTAAGTGGCCGTCATTTGATGTTAGATATCCGTCTCCTGTTGTTCCATTATATGGATTTGGAAGTCCTGCGGCCGACCCTACAAACCCAACAATATTTAATCCGTTACCAGGAGCACCTTGACTACCTGTAAATCCCGAACCTGCCGAGCCTGTATAACCCTGCGGAATACTGAAATTTAATACCGCATCGTATTCAGTGCCTGTGTTAGTTACTGTAGGGATTGAACCAGCGGTTCCAGTTGTTACAACACCAATTGTAATTGTAGAAGTACTACCACGACTACCTGCATAGCCTAATGCGGCTGCTTCACCTGGAATACCTTGACTACCTGTAAAACCTGTAGCACCTAGAGGTCCTACACTACCCGAATATCCTAAACTTCCTGAATATCCTAAACTACCACTAAAACCTATAGGTCCTCTAGACCCTGTGTATCCTATAATACCCTGGAAGCCTTGTTGTCCTGCTGAACCTGTAAAACCTATAAAACCTTGTTCGCCTACAAAGCCAGTATCACCTTTACTACCTGTAAATCCAGTACTGCCGTCATATCCCTGGCTACCAGTAAAACCTATACTACCTGCAAATCCTCGACTTCCAGTGTAACCTTCACTACCTGCAAATCCAGAAAACCCTCGACTACCAGTAAAGCCCGTAATACCAAAGCTACCCGTATAACCCGTTGATCCAAAGCTACCAGTAAAGCCTGTAACACCCTGAGATCCAACGTAGCCAGTATCCCCCTGACTACCAGTATAACCAATGACTCCCTGTGATCCAGTAAAGCCAATAACACCCTGACTGCCAGTAAATCCAACAGCACCTCTGCTACCTGCATAGCCTCTATCACCCTGGTCACCTGTTCTAGCAAAGGTAACAACAACAGTCATTCCATCTGTGAATGTACCCGATCCTGACAGATATGAAACAGGTACATGGAAATGATTAGCTGATGGTATGCCTTCTTCAGTGTGAGATCCTGTTATAGCAAATAGGGCAAAATTACTAGGATCTGCTTTTTCTGCTATTGAGAAGTGACCTTTGATCTGCGAAGTAGAATCATCTATGGTCTGCAGATATGTATAAATTGATTCGCCTAGCTTATCATTAAAATTAATGTAGGCTACTGTAGTGCTTCCAGAAAAAGTTAACGTATCAAATTCAATCTCACCACCTAGTGGATCTGTGCCTATTACATCGGTGCTATACAGGAACTCAAAGGCTGCTCCACCGAATCCACCTTGTTCGCCCTTGCTACCAGTATATCCTAATACGCCTTGGCTACCTGTGTAACCTATGTCACCTTGTGATCCGGTATAACCTATTTCACCTTGACTGCCTGTGAAACCTATATCGCCTTTGCTACCTGTATATCCTAAACTACCAGTAAATCCAATATTACCCTGTGATCCAGTATAACCTATATCACCTTTACTACCAGTGTATCCAGCAAAACCTTCCGAACCAGCATCACCTTTCTCACCTTGACTACCAGTGTAACCCTGACTACCTGAGTAACCTTGGCTACCAGAATAGCCTTGGCTACCAGAATAGCCTTGACTTCCTGTCCATCCTTGAATACCCTGAATGCCTTGATCACCTTTGTCGCCTTTACTGCCAGTGTATCCTATATCACCTCGACTACCAGCATACCCTTTTTTGTCTTGTATATTAATATAGCCGATCATTCCGCTATGGAATACACATTGATATACTATTTGATCCGGAGCATCATATGGTACCCTATATGAAACAAGTATGTTTGTTGCATAATTTCCCGTGGACGGATTATTATTTTCCATTCCGGGCAAGTTATTAGTGTTTCCACTAGCGTATCTAAATGCCAACGGATGTGAGCTAGTTATATTTTGTAAATCAAAGTATACTAAGTCACCTCTTACTATTGTAAGTGTAGGGTAATTACTAGAAAATCCGTCTACAGTGTAATTAAATGCTCCTGCAGGATTATTCATTATGAATAATTGACCGCCTTGGCTACCAACATAACCAACACTGCCTGTATATCCTTGACTACCTGAGTAACCTATACTACCTGTGAATCCTAATCCGCCACGACTACCTGTAAATCCAAAACTTCCTATGAATCCGGTGTCACCTCGAGATCCTGTAAATCCTCGTGAACCAGTAAAACCTAATGCTCCAGCTGCACCAGCAGTTCCTTGACTACCAGTGTAACCACGGCTACCACTAAAACCTGTAGCACCTTGGTCGCCTGTGTTACCTGCACTACCTTGACTGCCCGCATAACCAGAACTACCTACAAATCCTGTTTCGCCCCGACTACCACTGTATCCAATTTCACCTTGACTACCTGTATAGCCGCCTGGATCACCTTGTGGACCTATACTACCTGTATAACCAACGCTACCAGTATAACCCAAGGCAGCGAATGCACCTGGAATACCTGCACTTCCAACAAAGCCTGTAAGACCTCGACTACCATTATAGCCCGCACTACCTGTAAAACCTGTAATACCTGCACTGCCAAGAAAACCTCTACTACCTGTAAAGCCTGGTGGAACATCGGCGGAGATTGTTAGTTGTTTAGGAGCGGTGCCTGTATTGGTTGCTAATATAATATTGTTACCAGCAACTAATTTAATTGTATCTAGGCCTTGCGCTACTAATGTTTCTTGTCCATCTACTTCCCAATACTTGAAAGTAGAATTCATTCCGATCTTAACTGCACCTGCGCCTAGATCGGTGACATCAAATCCTGCATCACTGTCGAATCTAATAGTGTCAATGTTTGTAATTACATTAGAAACTGTAGTAGCATCTATTAAACTAACAGTTAGTTTAGAGGAGCTACCTGTGTAACCTGTCTCGCCTGGTGCGCCAGCACTACCAGTAAATCCTGCGCCTGCGGAGCCAGTAAATCCAGCTCCGGCACTACCTGTATAACCTATAGCTGCGGCTTCACCAGGAAGACCTTGACTACCTGTAAAACCAGTATCACCACCGGATCCAGTGTAACCTGTATCACCATACGAACCTGCATAGCCAACTGAGCCTGTAAATCCAGTAAAACCTGTAAGACCTCGACTACCAGCATAACCAACTGGTCCTTGGTCACCTTGGCTACCTGCATAACCTTCACTGCCGGTATAGCCCAGACTACCAGTAAATCCTCTTGATCCAGAATAACCAACATCACCTCGACTACCTGTATAACCTAAGGCTGCAAATGCACCTGGGATACCTTGGCTTCCAACAAAACCAGTATCGCCTTTATCGCCTTTGTCGCCCTTACTACCTTGGAATCCGGTGTCACCTTTTGATCCAACAAATCCTGTAAATCCAGTATCACCTTTGCTACCAGTAAAGCCAACAACACCTTGGCTACCAACAAAACCTGTATCGCCTTTATCACCTTTACTACCAGTATATCCTAAACTGCCAGTAAAGCCAACAATGCCCTGTGAACCAGTATAACCCAAGGCAGCATATTCACCTGCAATACCTTGACTACCGGTATAACCTAGACTACCTGTATAACCAAGATCGCCTCGACTACCTAAGAAGCCCTGATCGCCTTTGTCACCTTGACTACCAGTGTAACCAATACTACCTGTATATCCTAAATCGCCTCGACTACCTTGGAATCCTCTTTCACCTTGGATACCCTGACTACCTGTAAAGCCAAAATCACCCTGTGTACCTTGGATACCTTGGAAACCACGACTACCAGTAAAGCCAGTTTCGCCTTGACTACCTGCGAATCCTAGGCTACCAGTAAAGCCAATAACACCCTGGCTACCTGTGTAACCTATGTCGCCTTGACTACCTGAATAACCTATTACACCTTGGCTTCCTGTGAAACCTTGTTCGCCTTGAATACCCTGTTCACCCTGAACACCTTGTGATCCAGTATAGCCGCCTGCAGGTCCCGCTGGGCCTTCATCTCCTTTACTACCAGTGAATCCAGTATCACCCTGGAAACCTTGATCACCTTGTGTACCTAAGCTACCAGTGTAGCCTAATTCACCTATCTCGCCTTGATCACCTCGATCACCTTTACTGCCAGTATATCCACGTGACCCTACAAAACCTAGAGCACCTGTGTCACCTTGGAAACCTCTACTACCAACAAACCCAGTGCTACCTACAAATCCCGAGAATCCTCTTGATCCAGTAAAGCCAACATCACCTCTTGATCCTACAAACCCAACAAGGCCTCTACTACCTGTGTAGCCTTTGCCTTCTGTGAATAAAATGTATCCATAGTTGTTGGGATTTACAATACTTTGATAGACTATGTAGTCTTGTATTAGAATAGGAATTTCTATGTATATTACTATACCGCTTATAGTTTCCTGAGAACCTGAAGGAAATCCAGGAACTATGTCTGTATCATTGCCCGGTTCTGTCCTAAAAGCAACTGCGTCACCACCAGTTATTGCAGTTAAGTCAAGATAATAACTCTGGCCTCTAATGAATGTCAGTGTTGGATTTAATTCAGCGAATCCTGTTACGTTAAAATTAGCATTAACTGACATGAATTGGTATCGAGTGCCGCCTTGGCTACCACTGTAGCCAATGCTACCTGTAAATCCCTGAATACCTTGGCTACCAACAAAACCAGTACTGCCTGTAAATCCGGTGCTACCTGTATATCCCTGGCTTCCAGTGTAACCTTGGTCACCTTTGCTACCGGAGTAACCAAAGTCACCTTTGCTACCGGAGTAACCAAAGTCACCTTTGCTACCGGAGTAACCACTATCTCCTTGGCTTCCTGTAAAACCAATAGCGTCATAAGCACCACGACTACCACTAAAACCAATAACACCTTGTGAGCCAGTAAATCCAGTTGATCCACTATATCCAATTGAGCCAACAAAGCCCGCTGACCCTGTGTACCCTTGGCTTCCAGTAAATCCCTCACTACCTGAGTAACCTTCTGAACCAGTGAAACCTTCTGAACCAGTAAAACCTTTACTTCCTGAGTAGCCGCGACTACCAGTGTAACCCAACTCACCTTGTGAGCCGTCATACCCAGTTACACCAGCACTACCAGTATAACCAACACTACCAGTATAGGCCCTGCTACCTGTAAAACCTGCAATACCCTGACTACCTACAAAGCCCGTACTACCTAAGAAACCTTGACTACCTGTATAACCTTGACTACCTGTATATCCAAAATCACCTGCACTACCTACAAATCCAGTGTCGCCACGAGATCCTGCAAATCCTCTTGAACCTGTAAAACCTAGACTACCAGTGTATCCTTTGCTACCAGTGTATCCTTTTCCCTGTGTTATTGTAGGTTGAATAACAGCTATAGTAAATGCAGCACTGGCAGTTTGTGGTACCTCATCTGTGGCTATAACAGTATATTCTGTAGCAGTAGTAACTGCTGTAGGTGTGCCTGTTATTTCACCAGTAACCGTGCTGAAAACTAATCCTGCAGGTAATTGAGTTGGTGATATAGCATAGGTGATAGTTCCAAAGCCGCCGCTAGCACTAATAGGTGTGAACTCAGTAGGAGTACTGATATCTAAACTGTATGCATTGTTGACTGCTGTGACAATTAATGGGTCAGGAATAAAATCATTAACAGTTAAATCAAATGTACCTGTTTTACTATTACCATAAGCGTCAGTAGCGGTAACTGTGTACACATCAGTTGTGGCAACAGCGGTAGGAGTCCCAGAAATTTCACCGTTACTTGGATTAAAAGTCAATCCACTGGGTAGTGCAGGACTTAACAAATAGGCTATTTGATCACCTGTGGCAGTTACTGGCCTTACTGGACTTATAGCACTGTATTTGATAAAAATCAGTGTAAGATTATTAACTGTTAAAACAACAGGACGAGGTAAAACATTTAAACTAAATGTACTTGTACTCTTTTGCGACAGACTATCTGTTGCTGTTATTGAGTAAGTGGCAGTAGATGACGGTACTGAAGGTGTACCTCTAATAGCTGCGGTGCTTACATCAAATAATAATCCAGTTGGTAGTACAGGACCAATACTAAATGTAACTTGACCGTCACCACCAAATGCAGTCACAGGTGTAAATGAAGCTGCTGTCACTCCAACTGTTAATGTTACTGAAGATGTAGTAGCTGTTGTTACTATGGCAGCAGGAAGATTAACAGTTAACTCAAATGACTTGCTGCTTGTGTTATTTTGGTTATCAGTTGCAGTTACAACAAATGTTGTAATAGTGATTGCTTCAGACGGAGTACCTGAAATCCCACCTGTTGAAATATTGAATGTTAGTCCAGTAGGTAAACTTGGGCTAATAGAAAAAGTTGTAGATCCGTTGCCGCCTGCAGAAGTTACAGGAGTAAATGGAGTAATTGGTTTACCGCGAGTTGCGGTGCTTGCAAGAACAACTAACGTTGTAGACAACGGAGGGTAAGTGATTGTTAGTGCATAAGTTTTACTACTTGTCTGACCTAGACTATCTGTAGCAGTAATAGTATGAATCTGATCACTTAACTGACTGGCAATTCCAGAAATTCTACCATTAGAAGAGCTAAAGGCCAGCCCGCTTGGTAATGTTGGATTAATAGAGAACGATATCGATCCATAACCGCCTTGAGCACTAACCGGGCTAACTCCAACTGTATCTACTAGTCTAAAGAATGTGCCACTGGTAACATCTAGAGTAGTTGTTATTGCTGGAGGATTAACGACATTTAAATTAAATGTACTTGTGCTACGAACTAATAAAGAATCAGCAACTGTAACTGAATAAGTAGCGGTATTGCTAGTAGTTGTAGCTGTACCTGTGATCTGTCCATTAGATGTACTGAAATTTAAACCACTTGGTAAACTTGAACCAATACTAAATGTATATACTTCCGAGCCACCTATAACAGTAACCGGTATGTACGGAGTTATAGGTACGGCTCTAATAAACGTATTACTACCAACTACGGTAGTTGTGATTAGTGGCTTAGTATTAACTGTTAATAAGAATGTACCAGTACTGACCTGTAGAGCTGTATCTCGAACTGTTACAGAAAACGTTGTAGCAGTTACTAAGAATCTTGTAGGAGTACCCGACACCTGTCCAGTACTACCTGCAAAGTTTAAACCCAGCGGTAGTGTGGGACTAATAGTGTATGCTAACGCACCATAACCGCCTGATCCTAGTACGGGTGTAAATGACGTAACTGGATCATACTGTATTAATGTCTTGCTTGGTATAGTCTGTATAGTCAGTGCTGGTGGCGCTTCTATAGTTAAAGCAAATGTCTTACTACTATTCTGTGTTGCGACATCGGTAACTGTTACTGTATACGTTGTTTGAGCACTGTTTACTGTAGCTGTTCCGCTGATACTACCGTTAACTGTACTAAATGTTAAACCAGTTGGTAGACTAGGACTGATAGCATAGGATAGTGTTCCATCCCCACCACTGGCAGTAACAGGAGTAAATGATCCTATAGCAACATTTTGTATACCAACTTTGCTTGCAATAACTTGTGTGGTTGATAGGACACCCGGAACTACTTCAATACTAAAACTCTTACTAGTAGTTTGCGTTGCTTGGTCAGCAATAGAAACAGTGTAAGTAACTGGCGAACTTAACGCACTTGGATTACCGGTTATTTGTCCAGTTGCTGTATTAAATGACAAGCCAGCAGATAGACTCGGCGTAATAGAATATGCGAGTGTACCATACCCGCCCTGACCACTGACTGGAATAAAAGAATACGACTGAGAATTTTTAGTCAGCGTCGATGATTCTATTAATAGTGTAGAAGTTAACGACGGTAATTCTGCAACAGTTATACTGAACGACTTACTGCTAGTCTGTGCAGGAGTATTTGAATCTGAAACTGTTACTGTATAATTAGTTGGAGAAGATACCGCTGTAGCTGGACCAGTAATATTTCCAGTAGAAGTGTTAAGACTCATTCCAGTTGGCAAAGCTGGACTAATAGAATATGATAATGTTCCAATGCCTCCTGCTCCGCTTACTGGTTTAAATGAAGCAAATGCTATTGTTCTGGTAAACGAGTACGAAGACAGTGCTAGTGTTGTAGTAACTAGCGGAGCTTCTACAGTTAAGGTAAATGTCTGGCTACTGGTTGCTAGATTAACATCAGTAACCGTTACAGTGTAGACTGTGACTATACTCGAAACACTAGGTGTTCCTGTAATCTGTCCGGTAGATGAGCTAAAACTTAATCCTGTAGGCAATGCTGGACTAATGCTGAATACCTTAGCACCATCTCCACCTGTAGCAGTTACTGGAGTAAAGGCTGCGGCCGCAGTGCCCTGTGTTAACGTCTTGGTAGCTATTGCTTGTGTAGTTGCTAATGGACTTGAACCGGAATCTATAGTTAAGGTAAAAGTTGTACTGCCTGTGTTTCCTGCCTGATCTGTAAAGGTTAGGGTAAACGTTGTTAGAGCAATGCTAGCCGTTGGTGTACCACTTAGTCGTACATCAGCAGCATTATATAAATTCTGTGTAGTATCAGGATTTGTTCTTGTTATTAAACCCTGATTCGTTGTTGATAAAGTTAACCCAGCAGGTAATGCAGGACTTACTGAAAGTGTATAACAAGGGCTTACACCTCTAACTGTGTTGCTAGTTCCACCTGTAGGAATAATAGCAGTTCCACCATAGGCTGTGGCAATAACTGCGCTGAAAACTTGACTTGTTAATCCACTGTTACTGTTAATTAATGTACTAGCGGTGATCGTTGGCAATGCTACAGGAGGAACTATACCTGTAGGTTTAGGGTAAAGTATTTTACCAGCAGATAATCCTGTACCAGGTGTAGCCTTAAATATGGCTCCGTTCTGGTTAATGTAGTAATCGCCGTTAGAATAGTTGTAATTCGTTGCTGCGGGCGTTGCAACAGGATTGGGGTAATAGTAAATTAATGCCACGATGTAGTATTTATTTTAAATATTAGGCTGCTCTCACTGTGAGATCTAATAGACTGTTGTAGCCTAAACCAGTGTCAACCATAATAAAAATACTTTCTGTAACGTCATCGTAGTAAAAATCTCCCGGTAATAAATCATCAATAGACAGTCCGTTAGCTGCATCAGCATTTGTGTACATCTGCGGCGCTTTTGATCGCTGGATACTTCCGTCAGCAAATGTAATAACACCATCTACACCTAATGTTAGATTAGCAAATGTAACACTGCTAGTGGTGTTTAAATCTTGGTCAGCGCCCGGTCCGGCACTACCCGTGTATCCTAAATCTCCAGCGCTACCGGTATATCCATCTACACCTATTATACCGTCTTGACCCGCACTACCCGTATATCCTAAGTCACCCTGGCTACCCGTGTATCCTAAATCTCCAGCACTACCGGTATATCCATCTACACCAGCACTACCAACATAACCAACATCACCCTGTGAACCTACATAGCCAACATTACCTTGACTACCTGCATATCCAGTGTCGCCTTTCTCGCCTACACTACCTACATAGCCAACATCACCTTGACTACCTACATAGCCAACATCACCTTGAGATCCTGCGTAGCCAGTATCGCCCTTGTCGCCCTGTGAGCCTACATAGCCAACATCACCCCGAGAGCCCACATAGCCAAGTTCGCCCTGTGAGCCAGTGTATCCATCTACACCTTGACTACCTGTAAAACCTGTACTGCCAGTATAACCTAGATCACCCTGGGGTCCTACAATTGTACCAACATCTGACCAGGTTACTCCTACCCAAATGTTTAAGTGTCCATTGTCTGAAGTGATATATCCGTCACCTATATCTCCAGTATATGATCCGGGTAGAGCTGCGTATGTAGATGTACTTCCTATAATCTTTACGCTAGTACCATCAGTACCTTTGCTACCAGTATAACCTATGTCGCCCTGTGATCCAGTGTAACCAATGTCACCTTGACTGCCAGTGTAACCTTGACTTCCTGTGAAGCCTAGGTCGCCTTGACTGCCTGTAAAGCCCTGTACACCCTGACTACCGGTAAATCCTTGACTACCTGAATAGCCCTGACTTCCAGTAAATCCTAGGTCGCCCTGACTTCCAGTAAATCCTAGGTCGCCCTGCGAACCGGTGTAACCTTCTGATCCAGCATAGCCCTTACTTCCTGTAAAGCCTAGATCTCCTTGACTACCAGTGAATCCAGTTATACCTTGGCTTCCACTGTAGCCCTGTGAACCAGTATAACCTTCTGATCCAGTATAACCTTCTGATCCAGTATAACCTTCACTGCCTGTGTAACCTTGACTTCCACTGTAGCCCTGCGATCCGGTGTAACCTTCTGATCCGACGTATCCTGTATCACCTTGTGAACCGCTAAAACCTAGGCTACCACTAAAGCCAATAAATCCAGAGCTACCAGTGAAACCTATAATGCCACGTGAACCAGAGTATCCCTGACTACCTGTAAATCCTTCTGATCCGGTATAACCTTCTGATCCGGTATAACCTTCACTGCCAGTATATCCAATGTCCCCTTGAGATCCGGTGTAACCTATATCACCTTGACTACCCGTAAATCCAGTATCACCCTGTGATCCAGTATAGCCCTCTGATCCAGTATAACCTAGACTACCAGTATATCCACGACTACCGCTATAGCCTGCACTACCTGTAAATCCTTCTGATCCAGTATAACCTTCGCTGCCAGTGTAACCCTGACTGCCGGTGTAACCACGACTACCTGAAAAACCAATACTTCCTGTAAATCCCTTGCTGCCTGAATATCCAAGTGAGCCAGTGTAACCTACTGAACCAGTATAGCCTTCACTGCCTGTAAATCCTATGCTGCCAGTATAACCTTGGCTACCTGTCCATCCTGTTAATCCCTGTGGTCCAACAATCTGTCCGGCACTGTACCAACTGGTGCCATCCCATACATAGATGTCACCATTATCTTCAACAATGTACGAATCATTTATTGTGTTACTAGTGATTGTCTCGGCAACTATGTTAATAGTTCCAATCATACTGCTATGATAACGGCATTGGTACACTATACTATTTGGTGCATCCGATGGTACTGTATAGGTTACGGTTGCCCCGGAACCGTAGACTCCATTAACTGAGTCATTCCCTTGTGCTCCCGGCACACTACTAGTATTACCATCTGATAACCTTAGTGCTATAGGGTGTCCGCTTGTTACTGCTGTAAAATTAAAGACGTAAGTTCTGCCGCGAATTAAACTTAATGTAGGATAATTTCCTCCATATCCGTCAACTGTGTATGCAAATCCAGGATTTTGAAATACAAATGTTTCTGCGGTTCCTGTTGGTGGTCCTAGAGGAAGATCCTGAACTGTAGCAACAGCTCCTAATAACGTAATAGGAAGTCCCTGGTCACCCTTGTCTCCCTTACTACCTGTATAACCAAAGCTACCTATGTATCCAGTACTGCCTACAAAACCTACACTACCTGTATATCCTATGCTGCCAGTAAATCCCTGACTACCAGCAAATCCAACACTGCCAGTATAACCTTGACTACCGGAGTATCCTAAACTTCCTGTATAGCCCCGACTACCTGCGTAACCTTCACTTCCACTATAGCCCTGACTACCTGCATATCCAATTGAACCAGTGAATCCCAGTTCGCCTCGGTCGCCTTTGCTGCCAGTATATCCCTGACTACCAGTATATCCCTGACTACCTGTCCATCCTGTTATACCTTGTGACCCAGTATAACCTTGACTACCTGAATAACCTTGACTGCCGGTATAACCTAGGCTACCTGTGTAGCCAATAACACCTTGGCTACCTACAAAGCCACGAGATCCGCTGTAACCTTGACTACCATTGTAACCTACTATTCTACCTACCTGATGCCAGGCATTTTGGTACCAAGACCATAGAACTCCAGTTTCGACTACTACGAAACTATCACCTGGCGTTCCTGTGTAGGAATTAGGGTAACCAGGAAGATCAGTATAGGTTTGGACATTTCCTAAAATTATACTTGAAAAACCTTGACTACCTGTGTAGCCAAGAACACCTTGACTGCCTATATAACCTTGACTACCTATATATCCAGAATCTCCGCGACTACCAGTGTACCCTCTAGGACCCTTCACTTCGCCAACATTAATCCACGCTGCTCCGTCCCATACCCATAGATTTCCTGTGGGTTTTTCAATATATCCGGCACCAATTGATCCTGTATACCCTACTATAAGATCAGTGTTTGTATTAACAGACCCAAGGATAGTAACGCCACCACTTATGCCGCCTCCAGCCCCGCCACCACTTACTGGAACCCAATTGGTATTGTCGTGGATGTAGAATACTTGATCAACGGTATTGTACCATATAGTATTTGCACTAGGGTATGGTGCAACATCGCTCTGTATTATTGTGCCGCCAATAACTCGGCCGCCTGGGGTAACTCCGTCACCTAATCTTAATTCAGCAATTGTGCCATCATACCAGATTACACCGCGGTCACCAACCCATGTTGAGGACTCAACAGTTATTATTCTACCGGCTTGGACTTTATAGATTGGCATACCAGTATTTACCGTATACCGTTATCTTGACATTAATGCTCTTAGTTGTTGTATAATGTCGTTCTGTTCAGGAGGCTCTTCCCCTACTGTTTCTTGACCCGTTAGTTTGTCTATAACAGGACTATCTTTGCCTGCGTTGGCTTTGGCAAGTTCTAACTCTTGTTGTTGCGGGCTGATCATAACAGGATTTAGCTGTAGTTCAGTATCGTCTTCTGGGGGTGTTTGCCCAGCAGCATTAACTACAGGATCTTCATCACCATTAATTGTAATGGTAATGGGTACATTAATGGTGAATTCTTTTGCTCTCATGAAGTATTTATGCCGCTTACTTTATACGGCACTCACTACGCGGAGCAGTTCAATTGCGCGGACGCCTATTACCGTTGACATCAACCGGCCCTAAGGTGGGTTAGTTACACCAACTTTGTTTGGCTTCGCCGTAGTATTCACGGGCAAAACCGTTGGCAATTAGGCCAGCACGTAGGCTCTGACCATTGATTAAAATATCACCTAGCACACGACCGCCAAACTTGTCCCAGCCGTACATTGTGACTTGAAACTTGCCGCCTTGGGCTGCTGCCTGTGCAATGGCATTTTTGGTAAAAGCAGAGGCTGCTTCGCCTCGTTGTGCTTCACTAGGACATTGAGCACGGAATCCTTTTTCGGGAGTGTCTACACCAAACACACGAATAGCTAATTCTGGCTTGATTGGAGGTGGTAGGAATGGGGCTGCAATAACAACTGTGTCACCATCAGTAATTCGTAGAATTTGTGCGTCATAGGTTACGCCCTTGGGTGTTTTTTGTGCTAGAGCAGGAATTGCTGCCACTGCTAGTAATAGGGATAGTAATAGTTTTTTCATATATGTACTTATAGTTATTTTTAAGGTACCGTTGGGTAGTTAGTTGTCTTTACGTATGTGCTGGTTACTTTAGCGGCTGTATATGAACCAGTCCAAGTGGCTTGCCAAGGATATTGACCCAGGCCACCGCCGGTGGCAATTACGCCTGTTAAGTTTTCATAAACCCACACTGTACCATCAAAGCGTACAGTTTCACTACCGTAAGTATAAGTGTCAGCCGGATATGGCGGAGATGCCGACCACGGGGAGTATCCAATCGGAGCTAACTTGCGCCAACTTTGGCCGGCGTAGAAACCGTACTCATCACCATACGGGCCATCCATCAGCACCCAAGCAGTGGCTTCGGGCTCTGCGATATTGGCAGGATCATCCATACCAAGAACTGGTGGCCACGGGCGACCGATAGATAATGTGCTAGTAGTTCCTATAGTGCTAGTAGGACTGGTATACTTGTCTGCTAGTAAATCTATGTTGTAGACGTTGCGAATTCTATAAAAAGTAGCAGTAGTAATCCCGCCTGCTTGTCTGCGTAACTGTGCTAGTTCCAACTTGGCTAGTTGTCTAGTTGCTTTATCTGCTTGGCCAGCGGCCGCTGGTGCTATGGTCCATTGTGTTGTGGTTGTTTTAGCAACTCTTTGCCAAACAGATCCATCATAGATGCGCCAGTCTTGTTCAAGATATTCAGGATACTCACCACTTGTTCCAGAAGTCGTTACATCGTAAGCATCTCCCAAGGTGCCGGCGCCGTCCGTCAGCGTAGGAGTATCACTAAAAGCGTTCCATGTACCTTTGTATGTTGCAGCAGTTATTATAGTGTTAGACAATGAACCACAAACCGCCGCGGCTTTTGCCATATAATTGTCTATTGTGGTATTGCCTTTAATGATGCCAATGCTGTTTCCGTATTCATCATACAAGAAGTTGCCTGCTGTTACTGCATAATCACCTGTTTGATGGCTAGTCAATGTGACAGCAGATCCTATTCCCAACGATGTTACATATAATTTGTATGAGACATCATTTGTTGCTCCCAAAGCACCTACATAATTTAGACTCCAAATAGCTGAGAAAGGAGCCACAATCTCAACATTAGAATGTGGTGGATTAACATTTTTTGTGAGAGTGGTTCCACTTGCTATTGCCAGTGTTGAAATACTGTTACTACTGTAAATTGTAGTAGCAGTAGTAATACCATAAGATCCTAATGTACCACTAACTAACGCTGTAGAAGTCGTGGAAGGATTTACTATGTAAAACTGCATAGTAGATGTGCTAACACCTTCTAAGACATTTACCAATGTTTTTAATTGTGCAACTGTGGTTGCTGTAGTAGCAGTGGTAGACAACTTTGTAGCACTGTTGAGGAAACTTTGAACTAGGATAGGCATAGTATATATTTAACTCTTTAACTTGGCTAAACCTAAAAACTCTAGCCCTTTAATGTACATCCAACCTATGTCAAATTCCCACCACTTCTGACTAAACTTAGGATTTGCGATATCTGCATGGTGATTGTTGTGCAATTCTTCCCCGCCTATCCATATGCCCCACGGCATTAGATTTTTACTCTTATCTTTAGTGTCAGTGTTGCGATAGCCCCACCAATGGCCCATTCCGTTGATAAAACCAGCAGCCCAGAATGGTATCCATATCATCTGAACACCCCACACTAGAAATCCCCACCAGCCAAACAATAGCAAGTCTATGGCCAACATTACAAGAATGCCCAGTCGATGGTGAGGTGTATAAAGTTTACGTTCAATCCAGTCTTTGGGAGTGCCCATGCCGTATTTCATAACCATGTCAGCATCACTGCCTGCTCGGTTGTAATACTTAACACCACCAAATACCAAGTTCCATATGCCGTATACATGTGGACTATGCGGGTCGCCTTCAACGTCTGTATTCTGATGATGCTTGCGATGGATGGCCACCCATTGCTTAGTAGTCATACCTGTAGTGAGCCATAGCCAAAAACGCATAGCGTGTGCTAATACTGGGTGAAACTCAACACCCCTATGACTTTGACTGCGATGTAGATACAGTGTTACTGACACTATGGTAATGTGTGTTGCTATGAGTATGAATAAGGTTTCCGTCATGTTAGACTTGTGTCATTGATAGTGATTGTCTCGCTTGCTAGCACTGTGCCAGTAATACTACCTGAACGTAGATAAACTATAAATGTCTCACTACCTTCTGTGGTAGCGTCAGCAGTGGGTGTTACTGAGAATGTTCCACTATTACTTGTAATAGTAAACGAACCACTTGTCGTGCTAACATCACCTGAACCTGCATCCACAGACCAGTAGTAGGTGCCATTGACAATATTAGTACCGCCCACTGTAAAAGTTAAACTACTGCCTTCATTGACGTTGAAGGCTGCTGGGGTTAGTGTATAGGTCGTCGAACTACCACTGCTGGCAATGGCTCCTATTAATGCTTGAACAATGCTCATGGTTAGTCCTTAATCGTCGTTGTAAATGTCAGCACCGGCAACCATCCAGATATCACCGTGGTTGTCAGCATCGTCTGATTCAGTGCCTTCTTTGATCTTGATCAGTGTAACCATCTGACCCGAACCGTTGTCGTTGATGCCAATATAAGCAGTTTTGTCATCACCGCCCGAGAACCACATTTGACCTCGAAGGTTGTCACTTGATTCACAGGTCACATAAGCATCACTGTTACTGATGTTGACCAAAGTCACTGTGTAGCCCACTGGTAGTGAGACTCGTTGCCAGTTGGGAATAATCACAGCATAGTTGCTGTCTTCAATAAGAATATGTCTGCCACTATCTTCTGGGCGTAGTGTATAACCACCAGCACTGATCCTTACCTGTGGCACAATGGCTGTGCTAAATGTCTGACGACTACCATCAGCAAACTCAATGGCACCACCCTCATTGCTTAGGATTGTATGTGGATAGAATGTGAATTCTTCGTTAGGATAGTCAGTGTAGTAATGTTTGATGTTGTCCACCGCAGTAATACTGCTAGACTGAACTGTGGCAGTAAATGTGGTTGCTGTGTTACCACTTAGACGCCAAACTTTGATTCTGTCATCGTTGGGTTCCACATACTTCCATATGCCCTGTTCACCAACGCCTGTGCCGTCTAATGGCAGTGTAACTATAAACGCATTGTTCGTGTCATTATCTGGAGCATCAGTGTAGCCTACCAAGGTAAACTGATCACCGTGTATACTCAAAGCCTTGTTGCCCCAACCCTCATAGCACATTCTAGTGTCGCTTTCGTGAACACCCCACATACGCTTCCATACAACTTCGCCATCAGTGTCCAACTTGACAATCGCAACGACATCGTCATAAAAGATATCAACGTTGTAGGACTCCCAAGCAAGTAGGATTTCATCTGTGGCAGGATCAACTGCTACACTGATTTCGCTGTCTACACCACTCCAACTGCCATCACCGTCTTCAACACCAATAAACTGTTGCCATATGATGTTTAGACTAGAATCTAACTTGGTCACCAATACTTCATCAGTCTCATCTCTTCCATCGTTATACATTTCATGAACTACTACGATTGAATCATTGGCCATTAGAGCCACTGCACCTTTGTAGGCGTTGTTCTCACCCATGTTGTTGTTGACGAACTTGCTGGCCACGATTGTGCCTGTGCTGGAAAACTTGACTACTAGGGCTTGGTCATAGTTGACTTCATATTGTCCTTGACCCACAGCATACAAGTGTGTGCCAGCGGCATTCCACGCTACTCCACTGAATTGGTCATTGCTTGCGCCGCCAATAACTGGCGTCATGTCTGGTGTCCAAACAAATGCCTCACCACCCAAGTTCTGTTTGATGGCAAATGTTGTGCCGGTTGCAGCATAGTCAACAGTATCATTAGTTGCTATCTGTAGGTGTGTTGTTGAATGTGTACCACTAAAGTTTAAAGTCTCTAATGCTGTACCGCTCACAGAACTGGCTGTAACAATGAGGTTGTTGGTAGATGTTGTTCCACCAGCAAAATTTGTTCCCAGAATAGTAATGACATCACCCACTACATAGTTTGTTCCAGCACTAGACCAACTGCCGGTATCAACGGCGCCGGTAGTAGCATCAAAGTATATAAAAAATACTGCTCCACTACCTGTATTGTAGTTTGTGCCTGATACCGCAGTAGCAGTAGCACTAGAGATTCCAGTGGCTGTTCCTACATTGCTTACACTGCTAATAACACCTGCTTCTACAGCATCTACTGTAATGATGATGTCGTTAGCAGGTGTTGCTCCACTAGCGTAAGTACCATCGCTTAGGGTAATACTGTCAATGTTGTAACCGCTAGAGCCAAAGAAACTAAGATCACCAACTTCATACAGTGCGTTCCCTTCAAATTCTCCAACAGTAACCACACTAGTTGATGTAGTCGCACCACCGACTGTAAGTGTAAGCGTTGTTCCTGTGGTTATTAACGATGTAATACTTGTAAGTGTGGAGTTAACGCCTACATACCAAGGAGCAAAAATACCACCGGTACCAGCAAAAGACACATCTCCAGCTGTGTATTCAGCACCCGCAGTAAATGTGGTAGTATTCTCAGCACCTGTTAAACTTGTACCTAAAATCTTAATCTTGTGTCCTGGTAGATAGTTAGTACCGCTATTAACAATACCAGCGGAGTAAGTTCCATTACCGTTGTTGATGATGTTAAACGTAGCACCACTACCTTGTTGTAATGTGCCAGTTAGACCTTCATAATAGTTTACACTCGTAACCTGTGCTTGGTCAGTGATACCAGTGCCGGTAATCCACCAGTCACCCTCACTGCTGCCGCCCGGAATACTTTCGCCTGGGAAGTGTTCAGTGTCGATGTCTGCCTTGGTAACCCATAGTTTATCTACCGCACTGCCCGCTAATGGAGTAATTGCGCCGTATTCTGCGTATTCGTTAAACTTTTCACCAACTACAGCAATCTTACCAGTTGAACTGATGTCAATATCATAAGCGTAGATATCTCCCTCGTCTTGCAAGGTAGTTGTGCTGACCACTGTGCCTGACCCTGAATCAATGGTCAGTATCACTGTTTCTGTCCAGCCACTGTCAAGACTATCACCCATTGACGTTGGAGTTGTAACAACCACAACAATGTTGCCAGACACAGGATTGTAGGCCATTGACCTTATTTCGCACTCTGCGTTGTCATCAAAGTCTTGAACGGAGGTAGTAGTTGAAAGGCCGGTCGCACCTACACCGCTCACAATGGTAACTGTGTCCACTTCTCCAACATAGTTAGTGCCATTGAGTATAGAGGCCACTTCTAACACTAATGTATTGCTAGCATTGCCTCCAAGATTGTCTCCGTCAATGAGTATCCTGTCACCTACTTTATAGCCATTGCCGCCGTTGGTCACTGTGGGGGTAGCATAAGTACCGGTAGTGACAACAACAGTAAACTGTGCCCCGTCGCCACTAAATAGTTCTCGCTGCCATACTACTGCACCTTCTGGTGTGAATTTGTAAATGTGAGCACGATTGCCTTCCCAGTCGTCACTGCCTATAACATAGGCGAATCCTTCTGCGTCGTGACATACACTTTCAAACCAAATGTCACTTTCATCGTTGGGGAACAAGCCATACATTGTGGCATAACCCAACTGACGTTGTTGCAGGCGAATGTCAGCATCTGCTGGTGCTGTAAATGTGCCGTCTTTGCCAAATGTCCAAGTGTTAACCTTGCTGGATGTGCGTCTTACGCTGATACCCACTGCCTGTGTGACAATGCCAGCTGAGCCTTCTTCGGTCATGGTAATATCAGTTTGTAATGCTGTTGGACCGTTAACTGCCACTAACGTGTTGGTCAATCTACCTGGAATACGGCTTGTTGACAGTGACCAACCTTCTGCTGACCACGCTGTGGCCGCAGTATCAAACTGTGCTACAAAGCCTTGAGTAAAATAATCTTCATCGGTGTTGGGTGTGCCGTCCTCTAGGTCTGGGCCACTTGCTCCCAGTCTAACCGCGCCACCAATAAGTATCTTGTCTCCCTGCACTGATATATTATCGGCCACACCGTCAGTCCAAGGAGCATCATTGACATCACCTGGAATTTCTTGTGAGTTGGGATTGTCAAAATAACTCTGCCATACCACAGCACCTGTGGTTTTGTTGTATCGGGCTAGAGCCAATGTGGCATTCCAATATCCTAAACTTGAATCTGCTTGACCTGCTGATTTTCTTTGATAAGTGCTGGCCAACAGGTATAAGTCGCCATCGTCACCTACCGCTGTGCTGACACCTACCCAATCACATTGTCCCGGACCAACTCTACGATCCCACACTATCGCACCCAGTGTGGTCATTTTGAATAAGAAAACAGCATTGCTTTTCTTGGAGTTGGGGCCGCCACCGCTGAAACTATCTGATTCTGCGTTGTCAACATAGTAGGTGCCAGTAACATAACTGTTGCCCACGCTGTCAAGGCTGACATTAAAAGCACCGCCTTGAGGTGTTTCGCTGTCAAGTCTCACTGACTTTTGCCAACCTGATCCGCCTGATGCAGTGATTTTTGCCACTAATATTTCTGAATCAGTTTCTGTAGCACCGTTGACTGTGTGTTCAACTTCTGCGCCACCTACCGCAATGATGTCGTTGTTAAAATCAACTGCCACTGAAGCAATGGCTGAATAGCCGCTGTCAACAGTCAAGGACTTTTGCCAAGTGATGTCAGTGGCAGTGGGGTTCAATTTGGCCACAAACCCTGTGGTCTCGCCGCTGCTAGGAAAGAAAAAATCACCACCAATGATGATGTTGTTGTTGCTGTCAACTGCCATAGCTCTAATATTGAAATCTTCAGTAAACGCTAATTCTTCACTGAATATAACAGCGCCGGTACTACCATTGATTTTGACAATATTTTTAAGTTGTGTATCATCTGGATTCACTGCCAGTAAGATATTGTCATCACTGTCGATCACAGCATTGCTTTCTGGATAGCGGCTATTGTCAACAGCACCTATGCTCTTCTTCCAAACTAATTCGCCTGCGGATGTGAACTTGGCAACTACTACTCCATCATCGCTATAGAGTTCAATTCGACCAACAACAATGGCATTGCCCTCACTGTCGTAGTTGGTGCTGTAAACAGTTACACCCTTAAAACCTGGATCAACTTCATCGTCTTCTCTGCGTAGACGAACAAACCAACGATCCGCATCGCCCGTTTCTATTTCGATACTGCTGGTAGAAGTCAGTGATCCGCCACCACTATAGTCCAACACATTCCAACGGCTAACACCGTCACCGTATTTGGTCTGGCCAGTGTCTGTTTCTAGACCTGGTTCACCTGCGGCTAGAATTGGATTTGTTGTTGTCCAGTTTGTTGCTGTATCTCTACGTAGTTTGATTCTTGTTGTCATTTTATGCTCCGCCTCCACCAATGGTGTTATCTGTTAGTTCGTTGTAAACTGTAGTAGAGGAACCGCCCTCTGCCACTGAATTTGCTTGTCCTTGTATCACAGGCTGTGCTGTGCTCCATCTGTTCCCAAGCCAGACATAAACTGCTGCGTTATTGGGAATGTATTCCTGCCCCGTTGTGGGGTTTGTGGGAAATGTTATTGCTGTCATATCTGTATTTACCCTATCATAGTCCGAACCTTGCTCGTAGAGCCGCATAGTTCTGTAGTTGTTCTGCTTCAGTTAGCACTCTATTGTATAGTAGGATAACGGCAAGTTTGCCTTTGAATCCTCTACTAAAGTAACCTTTCCCCCATACATAAGGAGTAGATCCCCATGATTGATTGGTTCTGGCGGCTCCTAGTATATTCCAACCTGTGACCAAATTCCCTGCTCCTGGAATAACAGTACCGTTTAAGTAATAGTTAGTTGCTGTTGTATATGCCCAATCAGCATTGTTGCCTGGATTTTGTATACTCCATGGACTTGATCCGTCGGCATTACCAAATCGCATGGTACGGTCCGCATCAACACCTAGTCCATATGCTAGATTAGCATCACCTACATTGTAACTGAAATCAGGTTGAAATATCAGTGTACAATCTTGATAGTTCTGTGATAGGCTTGATGTTATACAATTTGCCGAGTCGCCATCAAATATAAAGTAACTGGAAGTACCGCTGTTAGCAAATCCCACGGTCCCATTTAATGAAGCATCAGCACCTTGACCACTTATATCAAACCATGTGGCAGATTGCGGGCTTGGATAACTGTTTATATTGCCAGCATCTAGATGAGCGATAAGGCCGTCTGTGACAATAGGTGGAGGTGGCGTATGACCTCTCAGTGTAACACCCCCACTAGGAACAAAAAATCCCGTGGTGCTATCTACATCACGATATAAATGCGGAGTAATATCATTCCAAGTAGATCCACTATCAGTGCTGTATTCAATCAATAGGTCGGCACCGCCACCCTCATTGCCCCATTGTACTCTTAAGGGATGATCTGTGCCCGCAGTTAATGCGATAGGATTGCTAGTGTCGGGTATTTGATAATATGCCTTAATTAGATAATTTGGACTAGCCGATTCATCGCCCACAAATCCTTCTACAGCAAGTGAACCTAACCAAACTAGGAGATGGTCATCAGGACTGCCTCGAATTAAATATGTGCCAGTGGTAGGTGCTCGGAAGTAGCCTAGATACTGGGCACTACACGCTGTAACATCAAACAGACTATTAGAATTCCATCCAGATACAACACTAGTGCTAGTTGCAGTATTTGCGGCAAACCAAGTGGCATCGTAACTAAAAATACCTGTGTAAAAAGTTTGGACAAGACCTGCTACTAGACTTGGTTGCCTAGTTCTGATAGTCTGTGCTGATCTAATAGTTATTGACATACTTTTATTTTACCGTTTTAAGTAACAAGAGTTGTTCCATACAGAGGCCACCAAGATGTAACGCCGGCACCAACAAGATAAATTAATTCTGCTGTTCCCTCAGGAGCAACAGTTACCGCACCGTCAATGGCCCCATCTACAGTTAATGTACAAAGACTGGAAATACTGACAATAACTAATCGTTGTCCCGCCGTTCCGGGAGGCAATAAAACAGTATGACCATCACTGCCACTATAACCACCAGCCATTGTACAGAACAGTAAGTTGAATGTAACATTAGTAATCGTTAGCGTAGTATTAACACCATCAAACTCGTAGGTTTCTTGTCCTGTAACTACTGTTAACACTGAAGTACCAGAACTATTTTTAATATCGCCACCTGCTGGCAATGTTAAACTACCATCTGCGGCAAAGGTCCACAACTGTGAAGTAGCACTAGTATTAACATTTGGCACATTTATGTATATTTGATCATCTGCGGCCACTTTGACATACTTGTCATCGTTGCCCAAGAATATGCTGGTCTGTGCCATATTCTCACTGATCAAATGTATGTGTCCGCTTTCACTGCCTTCAGTGGTACCGTCTGCTATATTAACATTAAGATAATTGGATCCAGAACCTGGAGCATAAGTTCCGGTAGTAACAATAGTGACAGTAAATGTTTCTTCACCTTCGACTATGGCGTCGTCGGCTATCATTAGCATGTTGGTATTGGTATAATTAAAACCGCCACCATCTAAAGTCCAATTAGCAGCCGCAAATGTTCCTGTTAGTACAGCAGGTGTAAAGTCTGCGGCTGTGATACCTGTACCAGTAATTATATACTCTACATCTCCTTGAAGATATTGAGAACCATTACTATCCCATAATGTTATAGAAATAACAGTACCTTCTGTGCCAGTGCTCACATAAGGGTCAGGATATGTCACTGGATCAAGTTCGTGTAAATATTGCTGATAACCTTGATCAGTGGGGTAGTCAGCAGTCATATACGAATTATATGTCGAACGCAGAACTAGGCTAGTTGCCTGTCCCGGGCTGTTTGGAGTCAATACCAATGTACTTGTTGTATCTACAATGGTAGCACCGTTTGGCAATGTTAACCCACCGTCAGCGGCAAATGTCCAAGTATTAATTGCTGTTGATGTGCTGGCAGTTTCAATGTAGACATTAGGATCACTGTTGTTGCCTAGGATTGTACTTGCGGTGCTTAATGTTAAGACGCCATCTGTACCAAAGGTCCAAGTGCTGGTTGTAGCAGTTGAATAAGTTCCAACAACTACGGTACCGCTGTGATCAACTTTGACAAACTGGTCATCATTGCCTAGATATAGATCAGTGTCGCCGCCGCCTGATGTCAAGTGTATGTGATTACCATCCTGGACTGTGGGATAAATCAGCAATGCTTGAGTAGAACTAGATGCACCTGCGGGTTCAAGTCTAATGGCTTCCATGCCGTCTGATATGGTGCTATTGTTTGGCAGTGTGAATGTACCGTCGCCTTTGAACTCCCACTTGTTCTCATCACCGTCATCAAATGCTGTGATAGACACGCCAGTTCTTGCGGAGTCTTGCCACTCGACACTAATTTGTGCTCGTTCAACATCATCTGGGGTTTCTGTGTCACCAGTATAAGCACGAATTAATTCTACTGTTTGATCTTCAGGAATTCTGGTCCAACGTATTGAAGTTGTGCCATCGTTACAGTCTTGTACAAATCTACCACCGTTGACGCCTGTTTTAATATCACCATCTGCGGTTAAGTTTCCGCTGGCATCTAATACAACTTCGTAAACACCGTTGACTAATCTATCACCTAGTGCGGCACTACCAGTGACTTCTGCACCGTTGATCAACAATGTACCAGTGTTGCTGATAGTCAATGTATTGTCGTTGATGTTAATGGTGCTACCATCAATGGTGATTTCGTCTAGGTATGTGCTAGGCTGCGGAACAACTACAGGACTAGCATCAACCCATTGACCGTTGTACTTAATGTATGTGCGGCCGTCTATGCTGTTGTACCATAGTTGTCCGTCGACTCTTGTAGGTGCTGTGCTGGTAGTTGCTATACGGATAACAGAACCGTTGATATCTTGTATGTCGTCTGGAACTGTTAGGTTACCATCTGTGCCAAATTCCCAAACGTTCTCTGCTGTTGGCCCGGCAACTATCCCTGTCACTATTTGTACGGTGCCAGAGGTTGCCGCAATTGGACTGTTGACCACTATTGCCGCAATAAATGTTGCGTCTTCAGGATCGTCTATCCATTGTATACCAGCGTACCCACCTTGGCCTTGACTACTAACAGCTACACTTGTACCAGTGCTTCCTACAATACCATCTGTACCTAAAATATTTCCAATACGAGTATTACCACTTGGCAATGTTAACGTACCATCTGCGCCAAACGTCCAACCGTGAGCAGTCTCACCACTGTAGGTATATATTTGAACATCTTTGTCAACAGCACCGTCTATGAGAAATGCATCTGTTCCGTCAGCGGTGGCAATTGTGGTGCCTTGTGGGAATGTTAATGCACCACTGTTGTTAAATGTCCATGTGTTTGCATTAGTGACTACTGTGATATCACTGTTATTGCTAACAGATATCTGAGAAGCAGTGAATACAAAGTTAGCTGTGTTGGCATTTCCACCTGCTTCACCGCGTTCACCTTGACTACCTGTATAACCAGTATTGCCTAGGCTACCAGAATAACCTGCTTCGCCTTGACTACCAGTATAACCTGCACCTGCACTACCTGTATAACCTAGGCTACCAGAATAACCTGCTTCGCCTTGACTGCCAGTGTATCCTTGGAAACCTCGGCTACCGGTACTACCCACATAACCAACATCGCCTTGTGATCCTGTGTAGCCTAGTTCGCCTTGTGATCCAGAATAGCCAATATCACCTTGACTTCCAACATAACCAAGATCGCCTTGTGATCCTGTGTAGCCTAGTTCGCCCTGTGATCCAGAATAGCCAATATCACCTTGGCTACCTACATAACCAAGATCGCCTTGACTACCTGTGTAACCTAATTCACCCTGTGATCCAACATATCCAATTTCACCTTGACTTCCGTCATATCCATTGGCACCTTGACTACCCGTAAAGCCAGGATCTCCAGTTAGTCCAATATTACCTTGATCACCTTTGCTACCTGTATAGCCTAGATCACCTTGCGGGCCAACAATAGGTCCGATGTTTTCCCACAATTGTGTTCCAGTGTTCCAGAAATAAACATCACCGTCTGTGGTATTAATCCAGCCTTGTCCTGCTGTGCCTAATCCAACTGTTGATGTTGTTACAGTAGTTGTACTACCAACTAAAACTATATTAATACCTTGAGCACCTGTCTGTCCTTGCAGACCCGGAGTACCTTGTAGGCCCTCACTACCGGTGTAACCTCTGTTACCTTGTTGTCCCGGTGTACCTTCACTGCCTACGTAACCAATATCGCCCTGTGATCCTACATATCCCGTGTCACCACGACTACCAACATAACCTAAGTCGCCTTGACTACCTACGTAACCAATATCGCCCTGTGATCCTACATAGCCTGTGTCACCTCTACTGCCATTATATCCTCGTAACCCTTGGCTACCTGTAAAACCAATACTTCCTTGAGTACCGGTTGATCCTGCATCGCCACGACTACCAGTATAACCTAAGTTACCGCGACTACCTGAGTAGCCAGGTGTGCCTAATACGCTACTACCATTGACTAACAGTGTTCCTTGATCATCAATGGTCAGCGGTGTTCTGTTAATATAAACAGTGCTACTACTTACATACAAACTACGCCATTGACGGTCAGCACTACCTAAATCATGAGTGACGTCAGTGGCTGGAACTAAACTTGTAGATACTGATATAGATGTTGTAGTACTTCCAATTGCACCAAGTTTATACATTCTAACTGTGCCAGTGGATGTAATAATCATGTGCGATAAAACTTGACCAGCATTGTTATTTCCAGCAAACGTTAATCTCATTGGTTGCTGACCGCCTACGGGAACTTGATCGATAGAGGCTGTAATGTTAAACCCGTAGGTTGCTGTAGTACCGTTATGCCCTAAAAAGTTAATATCTACTATTTCGTCGCCAGATTGTGTTGCGGTTGGTGCTAAAGAAGTACCCCTACTTCTGTAAAAAGTAAAATTATTAGATTCGGCAACTCCAAGGTGATTTGCATAAGTAAATCCTCTGCCAAACCCTTCAGCTGATAAATTATTTTCAATATATAAACCTGATAGGAATCCTGGAGAATTTTTATCTCCGATGAATAAGACTCCGCCATTAGCTTTAATTCTAGGAACACGACTAATTGTGCTTGTAGTTAGATAAAATGCCAATGCGTTAACTTCTGATTCAGGTTGAATTTCAATGTTAACATTAGATATGCCCGCGCTACCTGTGTAACCTATATTGCCCTGATTCCCAGCACTACCAGTATAGCCAACAATACCCTGACTACCAGTGTATCCGTTTCCGGCGCCGCCGCTAGCGGTACTTAGGTAGGCAAAATTATTATTAACTTTAACAAATGCAGATCGTAAACTGTCGCCATTGCCTGCATTTGCACTAGATCCAGTATTAATATATTGAATAGCCATTATTTGATTCCTGCTAATTTTTTAATTGATTCGAGCTCAGCAGTTTGTCCTGCGTATTCACTAGCAATCTTATCGTATTGATCCATACTGAGTATGCCTAAATTCTTAACGCCGAGTATTCGTTCAACTAGATCGTGTAGATCTTGGTCTGTTTTAACATCTTCTCGAACCAGTTCAAATAAACGTATTAATAATGGAATATCCATTGATACATAGTCTTGTTGATCTTGCATTTCTTTGATGTTTTGTGCTTTAGCCGGGTTTACCAAGCTGGAATGGATTATAGAAGAGTGGCTCATGGCAATATTTAGTTTGAATTTTTATAATCCAAACGTAAATACTTAATGTTCCTATCAACAAAAAAGATTGTCATGCATTACATCAGGAAAAGTCGATTGGGCATAGAGCATTCTTACTCAAGAACAAAAACTATGTCTGTACTCAAATGTGATGGATGTAACGACATATTTGAAAGAGAACAAGGCAAGATGGATTATCGTAGGGCCAGTACTGGTTATCAACATGTTTGTACAAACTGTGATCAAAAGCAATTTGCACAATCTAAAGGTGCAGAAAGTCGTAGATTATGGAATTTGCCCGTAGACAGTGATATAAAAATAAACAAATTATGATATTGACTTTTTCGTTGTTATATGCTATAATAAATACTATGGAACAATAACCAGTAGTACAAAATGTCAACACTAATGTTAAATGCAGACGGAAGCCCAATTTCCTATCTGCCACTGTCAGTAATTCCCTGGGAAGACGCTATCAAGTATCTAGTACTTGATAAAGCCACCGTCTTGGAGTATCACGAAGATTGGATCGTTCACAGTGAAAACTGGGAAACGCAGGTCCCATCAGTAATGATTCTAAAGGATTACGAAAAACGCAAGACCACAATTCGTTTCTCCAAGCATAATGTGTTTCTTCGTGACGGCTATGTGTGTCAATACTGTGCTGACGATGTTACTCGCAAGGCTGCTACTCTAGACCACGTGTTGCCGGTTAGTCACGGCGGCAAGACCACCTTTGAAAACTGCTGTACTGCCTGTGCCACCTGTAACGCTAACAAGGGTAACAACAAGAAGATTGTTCCTAAAGTTAAGCCTTACAAGCCAACTTACTTTCAGTTGGTTGACAAGCGTAAGAAGCTACAATGGGATCTACAATACCCAGCGTGGGCCAACTACCTAGCATAAGAAAAGCGCACCTGGTGCGCTTTTTTATTGGCTAAACATTATTTTGTGCGGTATACAATACGACATTTGGTTAAGTCGTATGGGCTCATTTCTACTTTAACTTTATCCCCTTGCAGGATTGTAATTCTATTTTGACGCATCTTTCCCGAGATATGTCCTAAAACTGTAGAGCCTTGCTCTAACAATACCCTAAACATTGCGTTGGGTAGCACTTCTTCAACCCTGCCTTCTAAGCTGATCACATCTTCTTTAGCCACTTAAACAGTTTCTCCTTTTAATCCTTTAATGACCATATCTTTTGCCCGTTTGTTAAGGGCAGCTTCTTCTGCTTTATAGATATTCACTGACATCTGGCGAATAAATTCAGCTACTATACTTTCGCCTTGATCTCGGAATTTACAATATTCAGGGCCAACCTCGCTGTACCTAAAATATTTTTCATTATGGACAAGCTCATTGAGCCCGCCATATAGCATATCTTTAACTGCTTGCTTATCCATATTAAATTTTCTCGCCTGCTTTAAAACCCCTGAATCGAAGTGCCCTTGGGAACCGTAGACTGTATACGTCTTCACTATCTTGACTCCTAGTGATTGCATCTGCACGGACTTCCAAGACTTGACCAATGACTTCATCAGTAATTTCGGACCGTTGATCATCTGTCCAACCTGAGCCAACATTGACTCGAATAAACTTGCCGTCATCTTCACCTTCGCAGATAACTGCACCCATTTTACCTTCATTTTTACCTGTCCCCGGCTCAATGCCAACAATTGTCAAACTCACTTCAATGAATGGCTTTTGCTTGAGCCAAGCTACATTTCGTTTGCATACATATGGTGCATCGAGATCTTTAATCATAATGCCTTCAAATCCGGATTCAATAGCATCTTTGTTGTATTGTTTGAATTGCAATTCTCCTACAGCAGAATCCAAATCAACTTCAATTTGTGGAATGATATCAATGCTACCAACCTTATCTAATATAGACTGCATACTGCGTAGAAGATTACTACGGCGGCGCTGTCCTAGAATACTTTTACCTTTGAGGAACTCGCTAAGGGGAATAACATCAAATGCCATAAGGCGAGCGTCTCCTGCATCAGCATCACTCTTTCGATGTACTTGCTTCATCAATGCCTGGAATGACGAACTGACCACTTCGCCATCAATGACGATACTGCGTTCAAACAGTTCGATATTGTCTTCAATGCCTTTGGTAATGTGTCCAAAGTTTTCCAAAATCTTGCCATTGCGACTGTAGATGGTAGCAGACTTAGCGCCTGCATCAATGATTAAAACAGCACGGACACCGTCTAGCTTTGGCTCTAACAACTTCTTGCCAGTGACCTTGCTCTCGTGATTAGCACCGTCGTGGGCCAACATGCACTCAAACAAAGGTACAGCATCTTTCTTAATCTTATTAATTGTTTTTTCGGATACGCCGCAACGGAGATCTTTGATAAGGATACGACGATACCAATCATTCCATTGGCGGCCGGTAGAAGCACTTAATGCTAGTTCAATAGCATCGCGGGCGGCATCACCTGTGAGCTGTCGTGTACGTAGCAATTCACATAGTTCTTTAAATGCTACCCAGGGCAGGCCCTGTCCGTCTGGTCCGCTGTGACTAGGAACCTTTTTGACACCAAATGTAATAAATGGACTAAGTGCAAGCTGGAAGCCTTCAAACAATTCTAGATTGTCTTTTTCTGCTTCAATGATTGCTTCTTTGTTAAGACGGCTAGAATGGTCTTCTAGACTGCGGATTACTGCATCGCAAGGAGTTGTCATGTGGGTTTCATTGTGTGTTACTGTATGCTAATTATACAACCATTTTACACGATTGTCAAGTTATTTTTTACCATTTTACACGGAAAAACTGCTGCCGCAACCGCATGTGGATTCTGCATTGGGATTTGATATTGAAAAACTAGAACCCATTATGTCTTCTTTATAGTCAATTCTGGAGCCCTGTAGATATTGCATACTCATTGCATCCACTAACAATTTGCAATCGCCTACAACTACTTCAAAATCGTCTTCGTTCTTTTCTTCATCGAATGTAAAGCCATAGCTAAAACCACTGCATCCGCCGCCCTGTACAAAGGTTCTAAGGAACAATTTTGGATTGTTTTCCTCTATCAATAGGTCTGCAATCTTTTCTTTGGCGGTTGTTGTAATGTCAATCATACTAGTATTTATAGGTTAAATATTAGAGTAGAATAAAAACATGGTAAAGGATATGCAATGTCTTACTGGTCTAGGAATGATACTAAAGAGTGGATAATACAATTAGAACACCGTGTTCAGGATATTGATTACTATCTTAATAAAACACTAGAATGGTGTGAAGATTACGGTATTGATGATAACCACGTTGTTTTTATGTGCAGTTTCCTTACTTGTATTTGGGTAAGTCATATGCGAGACGAACCTATTACCTTTACTGAATTAATGGAAATGCTCGGAGTTCGGGAGTGGGATAGCAATGAAGAAAAAATTTACGAACTCGATGCCCGCTGGGGAAATTTAGACTTCCACGATTTTCTTGAACAAGTTGTGGAGAAATATACTAGAGATGATGACGAAGATTATGAATAATCTTTGACAGGGCCGCCATGAGAGGCGCTTTTTAGTTTACGCCCCTTTACCTTTACTCCGGAACCTTTTACGCCCTGTTTTCCAGTACCTGCTGTATGATTGCTGTCATGCTTTAATAAGCCACGGCCCACGCATTGTGAATAACGCACATTGGATAAACGTGAGTGCCCCACAGAGCATTGGCTAGCTGTAGGGGTGGGTAGTTTCTTTTCAGAAATAAATTCAAATGCTCTCATGCATCTATTTATTTGAATAGGATCGTTGATCCTGTGTCAGCGGGGCAAGTTCTTTTGGACCTATCATTGTATTGGAAATTTCTTATCTAGTTCACTGAGAATCTCATCGTTTAGTGTTAATTTTTGAGAGTCAAAGTTTTCCTTGATTCTATCTGGGTCTACGGACTTTGGAATCGAAATAAAATTTGGATTTCTAATGGTCCATGCAATAGCAAGTTGTCCTGGAAGATAACCGTAACGTTGTGCTATATCAACAAACATTTGATCTTTGAATATTGCACTATTGTCTAAAGGTCCCCAGGCCATGGTTGTAATGTTATGATTGTTGTTCCATGGTATAGTTTCTTTTTCGTGCTCTCTGTAAGAGACAGCATATCTAAGTTGGTGTGTGGATATAGTACTTTCTGCACCCAGTTGCTTTTCTATCATCTGCCATCCTTCGAGTGAAAACTTTCTAAAATTACTCACGCCATAATTTTTAATAAGCCCTCTTTGCTTTAGTTCTAGCATGGCTTCAATGGCAGGCTCGATTGGCATGGCACCTTCGCGCCAGTGCAATAGGTATGTATCAATATAACCACATTTCATTTTAGCAATGCTACGTTCACATGATGCAATAACATCATTGACTGTTAGTGCATTCTTAGGAAGTACCTTAGAAACCAAGTGGAGTTGATCTCTCTTGCCAGAATCTACCAGTGCTTGCCCAATTAAAGTTTCAGTCTTGCCTTCACCATACATTTCAGCAGTATCAATGACTCGATAGCCTACATCAATTGCATGGCGTACTGCCGCCAAGTGTCTGTTCCATTTTTCTGGTTCAAGACTTTCTCCAATGCCCGAAGTACCAAAACCTATTTGTGTGTTAAAGTGATTGCTCATGTAGATATTTATTTGAATAGGATCAAAGACATTATTACAGTTTGGGCCGCAAAGCCTAAACAGATTGTAGCAATATACAATGAGTTCTTTTCAATTAGTGCTTTAAAGAATAAGGTAATTAAAGCAGACCAAACAAATACCATCAGATCTACAGGGGGCAATTTATCGCTCTGCGCCATTAATACTGCAATCAATGTAGGAATACTGGACAGATGCAATAGGATAATAGTAAGCCAACCCAAGGTATGAGCGCTTACATGCCCTAAGTGGTCTTTGGCAAATTTAAAAAGAAATACCGCTGAGTCTTTAACTTGATCAATGATAAACATACTGGTCCTTACTTGTAAAAAATGTGATTGCCAATTTTGGTGATACGCTCTCTCTTCCAACCCGGATTAATATAATCACCGTGGAAATACATGGCTTCTTTTAGACTAGGAAGTCGGAATCCTTCTAATAGAACTTTCTTAGCAACTTCTTCTGCTTCTTTGAAGTTTGCCGTGTTAATAGCTTTAACAGTGGTATCTCTATCACATACCCAACTGAATTGACACAATACCTTTTCATATACAATGTTCTTTTGATAGATTGTCTTGCATATATCACTAGGATATAGTCCGCTTTCTGTTCGGTTAATAGTAACCTGTGCTACTGCAACCTTACCTTCAAACGGTTGGTTGCCTGCTTCATAATAAATGTTCTTAGCAAGACAGGCAAGCTGTCTTTCTCGAACTTCGAGGGTGATTTTTGAACTGTCCGATACCTGATAGTCAGCCTGCTTGTTAGCAATGGCCCATTGTAATAGCAATACGGATCCGCACACGGCTACAATCATTAAAATTGCTGTAATGATCTTCAACAAAGTTGAAGAAACTTGTATCTGCGTGTCTTGTTCTCTATCTAGCGTTAACTCAGTCATTTAAGACCTCCTTTTTCGTTAGTGGTAAAATAATTATACAACATTGACTATTATAGCGTCAATGTTGGTAAAAAGCAACCAATTTTGGTAAAATCTAGGATTACTTAACGCCAATCAGCATGAATCTGGTAAATTTCCACGTAGGGTATTCAAATTCACGTTGGCCTTTATATAACAGTTCTGTGAGTGGAAACTCTTTAACAAACTGTTCTAGATCTTCGCTGTGTACATGATGATCAGCGTGTGGCATGTTATTCCCCTGTAGGGCTACTACTGTGCCTTTTGGAATATTGTTCCACCAATCTAAACTATCAAAATGTTCTGTACTAGTATTAATTAGCAAATCGGGGGGTCCCAATTTTATATCTAGTTTATTACAATCTTGTGTCTCTGCTTTAAACTTCCAGTTTTGATACACCCAATTTTCATTGATCATATCTGCAACCAGTTCACAAGCAGGATCGATATCATAACTGCGTATCTGTCCTATACGCATATTACCGCGACTGTTTAAAAGGAATGCCGTTACTCCGTACCAGCCACCGTAGATCCAAACCCTATCCGCCGATTCGTATAGGCGTTCAAGTTCTTCACATAACCAAATCTTACTACTAATTTGGCCGCTACTAAACGCATCTTTATCTACGGGTAATGTCTGATTCATCACAGGCTGATCCGTATTGGATTTCAACTACTCTACATGGTATTTCAAATGGATTTGTTAACTGGTGCCAATCGCCGCGGGTTATCTGGTATGACATATGAGTAGATAGCTCAGCTGGGGGTAACATGTATCCATTGGGCATTGTGGAATTTACTATACATTTACCTTCGGAGACTAGCCAATATTCGCTACGGTTAGCATGACGTTGCATACTTAGGCGTTGTCCAGGTTCTACTGTTAATTCTTTAACCTTAACTCCGGCAACTTCGTGTAGTACCCGATAGTATCCCCAGGCTCGAAAAGTTTTAGGGGCTTTCCATTCTTCAAGAATCCAGCTACTACTATTCTTTTTATCATTGCCACCTACACCAAAAACAAATTCAACATCATCAAATACCATTTCGGGAATATTATCTTTAGTGCGATCTCCGCCATTGGCAAACACGATTTGATGGTTAGGAAATATCTCTTTAACTTTGCGAATGGCATCAATGCTCGACCCGTCATCATCGTTAAAATTAATAACTCTATCAACGTCATGCATGTGTCCAATGATGTTAGCTCGTTCTTCCCAGGGCATAAATGCTCTACCCTTCTTACGAGTTAACCAAGCATCAGAATTAACACCGACAATCAATTTGTCCCCTAGCTCTCTAGCAGCTCTAAAGTATGCGGTATGTCCGCTGTGCAGTGGATCATACCCACCAGTGCATAAAACTATTTTCATTTGGCCTCATAGTTAATCATTATAGTAGTACTTATTATAAATACACCACAAGGAAAAAACAATGGATCAGACGCCCGGAAAACCAATTAGAACATACGCAGAAAATGGACAATGGAGAGATTGGAGCACAGACGAGTTAGTGGGTGCAAAATTGAACTATATCCCTGGATGGAAATGCGGTGCAGGTGTAGATAGCTTGTTTATTGATATGGACGGTGGTGTATGGACTGCTAGCTGTAGAGTTGGCGGGCCGCTTGGCAATGTGTTTGAAGATTTTAGAGTGCCGGATTCGTGGATCAACTGCACTAGGAATGTTTGTAGTTGTGGTGCAGACCTGTTTATTCCCAAGACTCAGAAGATAGAATTTAAGCCATTACTACGCAGGGGGCAAGGACTACCAACAGTTCCGGAATTACGTAACGATACACTAACAGACTTTGTTGCAGTAGAACGTACCCATGCAAGTACTCAAAAACAAATCTATTGGGAAATTAGTCGCAGATGCAACTATGATTGTAGTTATTGCTGGCCATGGATACATAATAAAACAGATCCGCATAAATCATTAGAAGAACTAATGAAGGCTACGCACAATCTCGAGCAACACTTTACCAAAGGTGAAAGTGTTAATTTTATCATCAGTGGTGGCGAACCAACTGTTAACAAAGATTTCTTAGATTGGTTACGTTACCTAAATGCTATGGGGCATCATGTTAGCTTACACAGTAACGGTAGTCGTTTACCAGAATACTATAGAGAGATCATTCACTACGGTGACTTAAATCTCAGTGTACACTTTGAATTTTACGATCGTGCAAAATTTGTCAAAGTCGTGGCCGCTATTGCAGATGAAAAAGCTACGGCAGGCGGAAACGGGCATCTTGAAATCAAATTTATGATGGCCCCACACAATCGCGAAGAAACATTAAGTCTAGAAGAAGAACTCAAGGCTTTGCCTTACTTTACAGATTACTGTACTTGGGCTGTAGTACCTATTCGTGGAGGACTAGACAACAAGACTAGCAGTCCTAACAGCGGGAGCGGTAGTGAAGTTATGGAAGGGTATACCAAGGAAGATTATATTCTATTTGGCAATAGGAAATGATTACTGCTTTTGAAGAACAATTAAAAGCCGATCGTTTGTAATTTTCTTCCATCCGTTGCCTATCATTTTATCAATTTCGGTAATTACATCGGGACACGGTTTACCATAGTCATGTGCCGCAAGGTATCCTCCAACTTTTACAAACTTACTCCAAAATTCTAAATTTTTATGTAAATTAGGATTGGCGTGGTCACCGTCTTCGAAATATAGATCAATTTCTGTGCTCCAATCCGTTACACATGCAGGGCTATATCCTTCAATAAATGTAATATTATTAAATCTATTAATATTGTTTAATAAATGCTGTTTAGATATTTTATCGTGTAGTACTTGTTCTACTACATAGGTTTGTACATATTCACCGTATGGTTCATTCCAGTTGTCTCCATGATTGCAGCAGTCAATTGTTGTGATACTTGCATCAAGTCTTGTTT